CTTATTTAAATTCTCAGCAATTAACGCCTCACGTTCCATTACCTTTTCAGGTTTCAATCTTGTTAGACGACCTTCAGCTCCAATTAACTCATCAATTAATTTTGTTTTTTCATCTTTGGCTTCAGTTGCCAAAGCGGCATAATCCATAGTCAAATCACCATCAGGTGATTTAAGGTTACCACTGAATTTACCTCTTACTCTTGCCAATGTTTCTTTACAATATGCGATGAACCATCTTCTTACCCAAACTTGAGCCGGATTATTAAGATCCAACCAACTAATTTTATCGTAAGGTACATCAGAAGGTAATTTAATAATATCAGGATTGTTTTTTAAACATGCGTCTCTATCTTCAGGACCAACATCGTAATACCAATACCAAACTCTACCTTTCATCATTGTAGAATTACCAAAGTCAAATTTACCTCCAGGTGTATTCATTAAGTGAACTGCCTTTTTACCCCCCGGTAATGCGGTTACTCTATATGTTAAATCACCTGAAATAATTCTTTTTTGAATATTGATCTCTTGCATTCTTAATAACATATCAAATGCTGGCATCATAAAATAACTTCCTGCCATATTACCCATTTGTGCGAATCCACCGGCTCCACCAATACCACCACCAAATTCACCAAAACCAAATCCCGCACCAAACATTGAACTGTTTAAAGTTGCCGGTGTGAACCATAATAATTCGTTAAGTTCTCTGTTTTCAGGGATTTCATAAATCTGTTGGTTGGGAACTAATTGTATAAAATCTTTTTTAAGTACTGAATCGCCACCCGCTTGTAAACCTACGATCTTAGAATATGCGTAAGTGTATCGTGTTTCGTAATCTAAACTTCTTGTTGTGAACGCCTTTGATAATGATTGGGTGTCCATATTTAAATTATACAAATTAGTCCACTGAGATTCAGTTAACCAATCTTGTACGTATTGTGAATATTCGTCAATAGAAAATTCAAGAAGAGTGTCCATTTGTTCCTCTTCCAATTCTATACTTCTAAGTGGTGCACCTAAAACGTGTTTAACTTTTTTGTATAGTTCACTTCTTTGTGGTTCGCTTATTATTGACATATGACTTTTATTAATAAATATCTTATTATTTTGTTCTTAACAAATATAACTCATTAACAAATTCCCAATTTACATGGTTCCAAAAGTTATTGATGTATTCGTCACGTTTGTTACGATATTTTAAATAGTATGCGTGTTCCCACACATCAAGACCTAATAACGGGTATCCACCGTCCTTAACGACATTCATTAAAGGGTTATCTTGGTTAGGTGTGGATATAATCTTCAATCTATTGTTTTTAGTTAAAATTAACCAAGCCCATCCAGATCCAAATCTATCTTTTGCTACCTGATTAAATTCGTCCTTTAATTTTTTAATATTTCCGTATTGTTTTGTAATTTTTTCAAACACTTCACCACTTGGTTTCTGTTTAGTTGGACTTAACATTTTCCAAAATAATGCGTGATTAAAAGCTCCACCAGCATTATTTCTAACTTTAGTGTCGTACTTACTAATGGTTTTAATTATGTCCTCTAATTCAACATCACCTTTCTTATTAGCAAGTGCATCGTTTAATTTTTTCACATAACCTTTATAATGTTTGTTGTAATGAACATCCATAGTTTCAGGATCAACAAATTGTTTCATTGATGAATATGAATATGGTAATTTTTCAATACCAATTTTTTTCATCTCCATTATAAAATCTTTTTTAATGTTTTGTTTTTCAGAAATTAAAATTTGTTCGTTGATTAGATTAATTTTATTTTCTATACCTGTAAGTCCCTCAAAAACAAGTTCGTTAAATTGTGGGTATTCTTCTTCAAACATTTTAACTAATCTACCAGCATAAGCGTTTGCTTCATCTTCGTTTTGACCACCAATGTTAGGACCTTGTTCTCTGTTAAGAACGTTTCTTTGGTAAGCATGAACCCATTCGTGAGCCAATGTTCTCATTATATCACGATTCAATCTACCATCAGTTAAAACTTTAATACCATCTTCAGGGTGTTGACTACCTGTAGACATCCCCCCTATTTTTTGACCTACTAAATGAATAGTGATATCATTCTTTAATTGATAATTTCTTTGCAAAAATTTAATAAAGGTGTGAATTAACTCGTTATACTTAGAGTTAAGTCCTGAATTTGTACGTTTGATGCTTACTTTCATTATTGATAAATATTATCAATAACATAAATATTTACCTTCTCTTATTAATTAAGGTAAGGATTTCTTCCACAACATCACCAACGTTTTCAGGTTGTTGATCCCCCATTACTGTTCTAATGATTTCCTTTTTACGATTTAGGATATCATATACCGCACCTTCTATTGTATTTTCATACAATGGGTAGTATACAAGTACGTTTGATTTTTGACCATAACGATATGCTCTATCTTCAGCCTGAGCGTGTTCTGCGGGAACAAATGATAGGTCATTCATAATAACAACCTCAGCTGCAGTTAAAGTTAAACCTACACCTGCAGCTTTTAAGTTTCCAACAAATACTTTAATTTTATCGTTCTCTTGAAACTCATCAACCGCATTTTGACGATGAGGTTTGGAACAACTACCATCTAAATAAACCGCCTGTTTACCAAAGTGTTGATAGATAGTTTGTAAAGTATCGGTGAAGTTAGTGAAGATTATAACTTTTTTACCTTGTTCAATGATATTCTCAGCAAACTCAATAGTTTGGTTTGTTTTCTCATTTGCGATAACTTTTCTTACCTTCATCAATTTTGAGAACTGAACCGTAAGAGATGATGATTCATCTTTTTTATTGTCAAACCAATCATAATATTCTCCCATCAATTCTTCATACTCTTTTGATTTCAAACGAAGATATACTGGTGAAATAATTTTATCAGGAAGATCTAAAACATCTTCTTTTAATCTACGAAGAATTTGTTTTGATGTACGATCACGTAATTCTTCTAAGTTGGATGCACCTGTTACGTTCCAAACTTTTCTTTTACCCGCCATAAATTGGTACCCCTGACAATAACGAATGGCATAAGCCATCCAATTCTGAGCAACAGGTGATTCAATTATGTTTAATAAATTATAATAATTCATTGGACGAGATGTCATCGGAGTTCCTGTTAATAACCAAACTCTTTTTATGTTCTTAACGTAATGATTAATAATTTTTGTTCTCTGAGCTTGTGGATTTGAGATCATATGTGCCTCATCTAAAATAACTAATTCAAATTCAGATTGATTCAATAAAGATTTACCTTTGTCTTTCATATCATGAAAGTTTTTAAGGATATCGTAGTTAACGATAACAAAATCAGATTCAGTTGAAAATTTCTTACCTTCTGCAATATATACAGATCTATCCGTATAATTTTCAATTTCACGTTGCCAGTTAATCTTTAGTGATGCGGGACAAATTATTAATATTTTCTTCGCTCCCGTTTCTAAAGCCGCGATAATTGTTGCGGTTGTTTTACCAAGACCCATATCATCAGCAAGAATGAATCGTCTTGATCCCGCCAATTTTTCTATTGCTTCTTTTTGATGATCCAATGGTGGTCGGTGATCATATTTGGAATAATCTACTTCAACTTTTTCAACATTGTGTGTTTTTATTAATGAAGATTTTGGAACCCAAAATTCTGTTAATGGATCCTTTTCAAAAAACTTACCCCAAATATGGTATGATTTTTCTTTTTCAACTAATAATTTTTCAATGTAAATTTTATCAGGTATTTCCATCAAATATCTTTCTTCTGCAAACTTTTTTGCAAAATAAGTATCAAGGTCAACCCACTTACGAGCAACTTTAGGTGCCGTATCATAATAATTTACGATGTAGTCCGCTTGAGTTCTTGTAGGATAAAACTTTTTACTTGTTTCTTTTTTTGTTTTTAGATACAATATATGATTATTGGCACCCGAATACGAGTCCAATAAGGATAGCGCCTTATGCTCTATTAATGATGGGGTAACTTCCAAAATTTTGTTTTTTATAAAAATAACAATAAAAAAGATATTTATCAATAAATACGACAAAATGGCGAATAGAGTTCCTATAACAAGATTAGGTAAATTTTTTGGAGAAAACGATTTTAACCTTGAAGTTGAGATGGGTCAAGAGTGGTTAGTTGGTGATATGAATTACACTTGTGTGCTTTATAGAGTTGATAAAACCAAAACTAAAATTGACAACGTATATGGTGAAACAGTTAAAGATGGGATTAAATTTTTACCCCCTGTTGAGTTTAACGCATATGTTGCGATTGCCGCACCTGAGAATAAATTTTTAGGTTCTACTAAAATGGATCAGTTTGAACCAGGAAATATTACAATGTCAGTTTATTTAAAAACTTTAGAAGATTTAGAAATTGATATTCAATTTGGTGATTATGTTGGTTATTACGATACGGAAAGTTTTGTGAGATACTATACCGTTGTTAATGATGGTCGTGTCACTTCAGATATAAAACATACTTATAAAGGGTATAAACCTTTTTATAGAACAATAATGGGATCACCTGTTGGTCCAAATGAATTTAGAGGATTATGAGAATAATAATTACTGAAGAACAGGAAGAGTTGTTAAAAAATAATATTAACGATTTAATCGGCAAAAAAGTTATGTGTTATTATGACTTACACAGACATACTTTTTCTGTCACATATAAAGGACTTGTTATGTTAAAGGCTGACTATTTAAGATTAAGTGATGTTGAATTTAGAGTAAGAAAGGGTGGTAAACAAAAAGTTAGAGATGAACAAAGAAAAAATGTACACGCATTTGTAATTGGTCATTTAGATGATTATTGTGAGTTCCCTTGTGAAGATATTCCCCAACCTGAGTCAAATGAAGTAGTAACATATAATCCTTACAAATACGATTCCTTCGTAATCAAAAGTACTGAAGAACCAATTTATAAGGCAAATGAAATTGAAATGATTAACATTAAAGATAAAATATTTTTAATAAACTAACATGGGGTTACCTAAAAAAATTAAGAAAGACATATCGTTAATACCTAAGAAGACACTTCTTCCTAGAAGACACGAGATTGCTGATATGATTTCAGAAGATGGAACTTATTTACCCAAAAGTTTATTACACGCAGATTTAGATAGAGGGTTTTTAGATTTTGTTAAAGACGGATTAAAAACTGTTGTTGAGGGAAAAACCGTACCTATGGTTGATGTTTTAGTCACAACACAGAATTGGGCTCAGTTTGTTGAGACATGGGACTTTGAAAATATTGATAAGAATGTTGAACCACCATTTATCACGGTGATCAGAACACCTGAAGTGAAATATGGTAATAACCCTGCGGTTATGTACAATATTCCAAACAGAAGATTGTATTACTACGCTAAGGTACCAACATTTGATGGACAACGTCATGGTATGGATATTTACAAGATACCACAACCTGTACCTGTAGATATAAAATATACGGTCGCAATTGTTTGTAATAGAATGAGAGAATTAAATAAATTCAACCAAATTGTATTAGAAAAATTTGCTTCAAGACAATCCTATCAAACAATAAAAGGTCACTACATTCCAATTATTAATGATGACATTTCCGATGAATCAATTTTGGATTTGGAAAAGAGAAAAGTATACATTCAAAAATATAGTTTCACAATGATGGGATTCTTAATAGATGAAGATGAGTTTGAGGTACAACCTGCAGTTACAAGAATATTTCAAATGTACGAAACTGAAAGTAAAATCAAAAAAAGAAAACCTAAAAAGGAAGTACCTAACTTACCCCCAACCGCAACATTTAATTATTCGGATATTGAAATAGAAAGGGAAGAAACGTTTCGTTATACCGTAAACATGAGATTCATGGATAGTGATAATGTTGAAACCTATTCTGTATTCATTAATGATGATTATTATGGTGATGATATAAATGAAATACAAGTTAATAATGGGGACGTTATTAAAATTATAATTGATAAAAAAATCGGTGGACAACCATCGTCAATAGTATTTAACGAAGAGTTACTTTAATCTTCCCCGTATATATCTTTTTTCTCCTTACATTTCTCAAAAATAAGGTTTTCCAAAAACCGATACATTTTAATACCACGTTTATCACAATACTTCTTTAAAGCATCATGTGATTCAACTGAAATCTTCAAGTTTTTTATCTTCTTAGTATCTTTATCCATAGGTAGAAAAAAGGCAGAATAAAATCATACCAAAATATAAATAGTTTAGAATAAGTAAAGTTTTTCCCCGAATTATCAATATTTATATAATAAATAAAATTAAAAACAAAAATAAACTAAATTATGGCAACTAACGGTAAAGTATTCGTATCACCTGGTGTTTATACTTCTGAAGTGGATTTAAGTTTTGTAGCACAAAGTGTGGGGGTTACCACATTAGGTATTGCAGGTGAAACTTTAAAGGGTCCGGCTTTTGAACCGATATTCATCAAAAATTATGAGGAATTTCAAACGTATTTCGGTGGTACATCCGCTGAAAAATTTGTGAACACACAAATCCCTAAGTATGAGGCGGCTTACATCGCTAAATCATATTTACAACAATCTAATCAATTATTCGTAACAAGAATCTTAGGTCTTTCAGGTTATGATGCGGGACCATCATGGTCTATTATAACACAAGCAAATGTTGATCCTAATACGATTGACTTTTATTGTGAAGATCCACAAATCGTAGATTGTTTACCTTATTGTGATCCGGCAGATTATAAAACATTAAACTATACTGTAGAATTTACGGGATGTTCAAACTCACAAGCGTCAATTAGTTATGTAACTAATTTCCCTGATGAAATTGAAAATCTTTTAACTGTTCCTTTTGAGCAATTCAATGGTAACACATCAACATTAGAAACCCAAATCAATAATTTGATTTCTGATGTATTAACAGATGCTAATCCATTAACCGCACAAACTAACACAATTGAATATTTTGGTTCTATATACGGTCCTGACTACGATACATTGTCAACAGTTTTCACAAATGAAACTAATGTTTATGGTGTACCTTCAGTATCAAGTACTTTGACTGATTATACGTCACCATTCAACGATCCTTGGTATTATTCATTGTTTTCTAACAATGGTAACAATAGTTATTCAGGATTCTCATTCTTTGCATATGTTGATGATTTGACTTTAATACCGGTAACTACAACAACAACAGTCGCAACAACTCCAACTCCTACACCATCAGCGGTTAATCCATGTGCTACGGCAACACCAATGCCGTCACCAACACCTACACCAACTGCGGTTAATAACAATTGTTATACAGGTACTATTAATGGAACAATTTATTATTACACAGGTACATCTTACACTGAGTACGATAATTTAGTTGTTGGTACATTAAGATCAAGAGGTATTGCGACATATGAGGACTCTACAAACCCAGTATTTGAAGTAACAGACATTAATCATGTTACTATAGATATGAGTGGTCAGTATTCAGGTGTTACTAAAAACCCTTACTTACCATTTTTAATCAATGTTACAAATGATGAAGGTACTTCATTTACGTTTGAAACTTCATTCGCAACTTCAGATTCTCAATATATTTCTAAAGTATTCGGAGCAACTAACTTCCAAAAACCAAGAAAAAATGTTCCTTTATTCTTAGAGGAAAGATTCCAAGCGTTATTAAACTACGGATGGAACAAAGGATACATTAGAGGTTTGAGTTCAGAATTAATAGCGTTAGATTCAGCACAAAGTGGACAACAAGATAGTATTGGATGGTACTTAGATAGATACCAATCACCAAGTACTCCTTGGATTGTTTCTGAGTTAAGAGGTACAAAAGTATTTAACTTATTCAAGTTCTACTCAATTTCTGATGGTAATTCAGCAAACTCTGAAATTAAAGTTTCACTTTTCAATATGTCATTCTCCAATGGAACGTTTGATGTAATTGTAAGAGATTACTATGATTCAGATGCTAACCCAACAGTTTTAGAGAAATTTACAAGTTGTAGTATGGACCCAAGTCAAAATAATTTCATCGGTAAAAAAATCGGATCTTTAGACGGAGAATACGCATTGAACTCTAAATTTGTAATGGTTGAGATGAATGAAGATGCACCTGTTGATTCATTACCTTGTGGTTTTGACGGATACACATTCAGAGAGTACGATGGTGTTACACCTCCATTCCCTGTTTACAAAACTAAATATGATTTCCCAGGTGAAGTTGTATATAACCCACCGTTCGGATTTACAAACGGTAACGATGATTCCATCAGATCAAATGGTGATAACGTTAGAAGAACTTATTTAGGTTTCTCTAACAACATTGGATTTGATACTGACTTCTTCCAATACAAAGGAAAACGTGCTCCAATTGACTTATGTAATGTTGATGGAGTTGAATGGGGTTATCAAACAAGAGGATTCCACATGGATAAAGACGCTAGTGTTATTGAAATAGGACCGGCATTTGCAACAAGTGGAACACCTAAATACTATGTTGGTGATGCTACATTCCAACAAGAACCTACAAGTGAAACAAGTCCATATTACAGAATTTACTCAAGAAAATTCACAACAATGTTCTATGGTGGTTTTGATGGATGGGATATCTATAGAGAATACAGAACAAACGGAGACAGATATGTTTTAGGTAGAACTGGATTCTTGAATGGAGCTTGTCCTTCACCAAGATACCCAACCGCAACAGGATGGGGATCATTTAAACAGATCTCAATCGGTGATGGAACACAAAGTTTTGCAAATACTGACTACTACGCTTACTTATTAGGAATCCAAACATTCTCTAATCCTGAGGCGGTTAACATCAATGTATTTGTATCTCCAGGTATTGACTATGTAAACAATAGTGACTTAGTTGAATCAACAATTGATATGATTGAAAACAACAGAGCTGACTCATTGTATATCACAACAACACCTGACTACAACTTGTTCTTACCAACAACTACAGGTGGTGATGGATTAATTTACCCACAAGAAGCGGTTGACAACTTAGAACAAACAGGAATTGACTCTAACTACACGGCAACTTACTACCCATGGGTATTAACTCGTGATAGTGTGAACAATACGCAAATCTACATCCCAGCAACGGCTGAGGTGACAAGAAACTTGGCATTGACCGATAACATTGCATTCCCATGGTTCGCAGCAGCAGGTTACACAAGAGGTATTGTAAACTCAATCAAAGCTCGTAAGAAGTTGACTCAAGAAGATAGAGATACTCTTTACCAAGGAAGAATCAACCCAATCGCAACCTTCTCTGATGTTGGTACGGTAATTTGGGGTAATAAGACTCTTCAAGTTAGAGAATCTGCACTTGATAGAATCAACGTAAGAAGATTATTATTACAAGCTCGTAAATTGATTTCAGCAGTTTCTGTGAGATTGTTGTTTGATCAAAACGACGAACAAGTAAGACAAGACTTCTTAAATGCGGTTAATCCGATCTTAGATGCTATCAGAAGAGACAGAGGTTTATACGACTTTAGAGTTACGGTTTCAAGTGACACTGAAGACTTAGATAGAAATCAATTAGTAGGTAAAATCTATATCAAACCAACTCGTTCTTTAGAGTTCATAGATATAACATTCTACATCACTCCAACAGGAGCATCGTTTGATAATATCTAATCAGATAATTAAATTTAATGAAAAGGGGAATTCGTTCCCCTTTTTTTATTTTCCTAATATTTATTAATGTATGAAAAATTATCATAAAGTTATTGTCAAACAAATTATTAACGAAATTATACAGGATAATCAAACACCTGTAATGAAATATTATGCGTTTGACTGGGATGATAATCTTATGTTTATGCCAACAAAGATATACCTTAAAGATGATAAGGGTAAAAGTGTTGGAATGTCAACTGAAGATTTTGCGGAATATAGAACTGAAATTGGTAAAGAACCTTTTGAATATGAAGGACATACCATAGTATCCTTTGATAAGGAACCTTTCAGGGATTTTGGTGTGTTGGGTGACAAACAATTTTTAAAGGACTCAATGACCGCTCCAACAGGACCGGCATGGGATGATTTTGTGGAGGCTATTAATAATGGATCAATATTTGCAATTGTAACTGCTAGAGGTCATACTCCTTCTATGTTAAAAGAAGCGGTTTACAAATTAATTAAACAGAACAAACATGGGTTGGATTCAAACCAGTTAGCAAAAAACCTTTTAAAGTATAGAGATTTAGCTGACGAAGAAAAATTATCTAAAGATCAACTTATACGATCTTACTTAGATATGTGTCGTTTTCATCCTGTGTCTTTCGGAGAAGGTTCGGCAACTAATCCTGAACAAGGAAAAATAAATGCAATGGAAGAATTTGTTAGTTATGTGAAAAATTTATCACATTCATTACAAGAAAAGGCATTTATGAAAAACAAGATTAGTAACTACTTTACACCATTTATTGGTTTTTCAGATGATGATGTAAGAAATATAGAAAGTATGAAGAAGCATTTTGATAAAAAAGAAGATAATATATTAAAGACTTATTTAACTGCAGGAGGACAAAAGAAATTATATTAACTAGTTTAACTGGTCTAGTAGAAGAATATGTCCAAAAAAAATGTAAGTAAATAGAAAAATTTTATTATCGTGATATTTATAATAAAAACTAAAATAAACTAAAAATTAAAAAAAATAATTATGGCTGATTTGTTAATGAAAATGCCAATTCCTTACGAACCTAAACGTGAAAACCGTTGGATTTTAAGATTCCCTTCATCACTTGGAATTAATGAGTGGTATGTGGAAAGTACTTCAAGACCTAAGTTAAAGATTAACTCAGTTGCGATTCCTTTCTTAAACACTGAAACGTATGTTGCGGGTAGATTCAACTGGGAAGAAATTTCAGTTAAGTTTAGAGATCCAATTGGACCTTCTGCTTCTCAAGCGGTTATGGAATGGATTCGTCTATGTGCGGAGTCTGTAACAGGTCGTATGGGTTATGCTGCGGGATACAAGAAAAATGTAGACTTGGAGATGTTAGACCCAACGGGAGTTGTTGTTGAGAAATGGATTTTAGAAGGAGCTTTCTTAACAGGATATGATGGTGGTTCATTATCATATGACTCTGATAAGATCGCAGGAATCTCTTCAAATATTCGTATGGATCGTTGTATATTAGTATACTAAAAAAATTTACTTTTAATATTAACCGTGTACATTTATAGTGTATACGGTTTTTTGTGCGATAATAAATTAAAAAAAAATATAAAAAAATGGATCAAGATGCGGCTGCATATGGGCAAATGGATTTTAACTTACCACATGATGTGGTAACACTACCTTCAGGTGGTATATTCTACAAATCAAAAAAGAAAAGTGTTAAGGTTGGTTACTTAACTGCTAGTGATGAAAATATTTTAGTAAATATTGATTCTCGTAGATCAATTAATGAAAGTGTTGTATTACCTTTATTAAGAAATAAACTTTATGAAAGAGACATTAGACCTGAAGAATTGTTGGAAAGTGATATTGAGGCAATCCTTTTGTTTTTACGTAATACATCTTTCGGTCCTGAATATAGAATTGCAACAGTTGACCCTACTAACGGACAATCATTTGAGACATCTATAATGTTAGATGAGTTAAATCTTACAAAACCTAAAGTCCAACCTGATGAAGATGGAACATTTACGGTTAAACTACCACAATCAAAACAAGATGTTAAACTTAAAATGTTGAGTTTATATGACACGATTGAAATTGCTAAAATAATTGACTCATACCCTGCAGGTTATACTGTTCCTACAATAACAACAAGATTAAATAAAACTGTTTTAGAGGTAAACGGTAATCCTGATAGAAATGAAATAAGCGTATTTTGTCAAAATATGCCAATTGGTGATTCTAAGTTCATAAGAAATTTCCTTAAAGAAAACGAACCGAGATTGGATTTAAGGAAAACAGTTTACGCCCCATCAGGAGAAAAAGTCGATGTTGTCATCAACTTTGGGGTGGAGTTTTTTCGGCCTTTCTTCTAATCATTCAAAATTTTTATTAGACGAATTTTATTACTTGGCTAAATTTTTAAGGACATCATATAATGAGTTCTTAAAACTCCCAACTTATATAAGGAAATATCTTTTAGATAAGATAATAGAGGAAAATACGCCCAAAACTTAATACTTAATATTTATATTAAAAACTATTAATGGCAAAAATTGATTTTAAAACCGCATCTAATGAAGAGATAGAAAAGTATATAACTGAACAATCTCAAAATGCTTTTGATAAAGGTAAATCTGAAGGAAGTAAATCAAGTAAGTCTGATTATAAATCTTCTCTTTCGGAGGGAAGTTTAAGTACTAATAAAGAATATATAAGTAATTTTAATGCCGATTTAAGTGAAACGGGAATCGCATTAACGGGAATACTAACGGATTTTAAAGATGCTGCCGACCCGACTAATTTTTCTGGAGCTGATTTTTTAAGAGAGTCAGCACAAAAAATGGCTAATGAATTTGGACTTGGTCAAGCAAGAATGTCCGAATTAAAAACTACCATTGCGGATACTTTACCTGAAATGTTAAAATTGGGTATAAGTGAAAGTGAATCATTAAACTTAATGACAAATATACCTAAAGAATTAGGTGTTAATACAACTTTAGGGAAAGAGGCTCTTGTTGAAATGGCGGCTGCGGCTAAAGTGGCTGGTGTTGAAGGTGGTAAATTAGCAAATGACTTTAAAAATGTTGGTGTATCATTATATGATGTTGGAAATAGAATGGCAGAAGTTGCAAATTACGCAAAAAGTGTTGGTGTCAATGTTCAGGCGGTATCAGGGTTAGTTGTTGGTAATTTAAAACAATTAAATTTATTCAATTTTGATAGTGGAGTTAAAGGTTTAGCTAAGATGGCATCACAGGCATCTATGTTAGGTTTTGACATGAGAAATACATTTAGAATAGCTGAAGATTTATTGTCACCTGAAAAGGCAATTGATTTAGCGGCATCACTACAACGTTTAGGTGTTTCAAGTAGTGCATTATTAGATCCATTGAAAGCGATGGATTTAGCTCAAAATGATCCTGAGGCATTACAAAAAGAAATGATTAATGTTTCTAAAGAATTCACTAAGTTAAAGGCAGATGGTTCAGGTTTTGAAATTTTACCAGGAGCTAAACGTAGATTAAGAGAAGTTGCCCAAGCTTTAGGTATGGATGCTGATGAATTAGCAAATTTGTCTATTAAAACCGCTGATTTGGATATGAAAATGTCTAAAATTAAATTCCCAAGTTTGGCAGCATCTGAGGAAGATAAGATGTTAATTGCCAATATGTCACAAATGAAAGGTGGTGAAGCCGTTGTTCAAATTAAAAACGAGTTGACGGGTAAAATGGATGAGGTTAACGTTAAAGATTTAAGTGCGGAACAAATTGAAAAATTAAAAGAACAACAGGCAAATCAAGATAAAAAGATTGAAGATATCGCTTTAGATCAATTAGATGTGTTAGAAAGAATTAATACATCTTTAAATGCGGGTAAAACGGCAGTAAGTCTTGGTAAAGCGACAACACCTACTATGGATAGGTTTTATAATGTGATAAGTAAAACTGCAGCAATAACTACAACAAATTTAACAAAGGATATTACAACCGAAAATGTAAGAGGTGCAGCAACAGGAGTTGTTGGTCCATTAGAACAAGAAATGGTTAGGTTCCTTCAAGGTAAGAGTACTTGGGAAACAGTTGAATCATCGTTAACTTCGGTTAAAGATAGTCTTGTAATACTTGCTGGTGATTTTGTTAAAGGTGCCGGAAACGCAGGATTAAAAATAGGAGCAGATGTAACAAATATGTTCACTAATGAATATAAGGCTCTTGGTGTGCAACCAACTCAAATAGTATTGGATCCAAATTCACCATTGATAAAACAGTTAGAATCGTTTTTAACACAAGCAAAAACAGGTAGTCCTACCGAAACAAAAACACAAGTTAGTGGTGAGGTTAACCATACTCTTACTATTAAGGGAGACGGGGGAGCATTACTTAGTAATAGTGAATTTGGTAAACAAATGGTAGAATCAATGGCAGACCCAAATATTAAATCACAATTTACTAAAACATTTATGACTCCAAACGTAGGGCTTGGAGGAAAACAATAGAAAATTCTTAAAATTATGTTTTCTATAAAAAAATTCTCAAGGTATTTATTAATAAAAAAGTATGTCGGATAGTACATTATCATTTGCATCTTCTTCTAATTTTAGGGATATATTATTAGCCCGTAATTTACAACCATATTCGGTACCAGGATCTTATTCACCTAGTAGTAATAGTGTTAATTACGAAACTAATTTATCTGTGAATAGTGTAATTGACTCTCCTGACTCTTTAATTTCAACAAACCAACTTGCAAATAGTTTATATTCTCTCAATGAATATGGACCTGAAGGTGGTTATGATGGAAAATACTCAGTACCTGGAGCACCATTACCTGTGGACTCAAACTCAGGACCATACGCACCTACCGACACAGTATTAGATTTAGTTAATGAATTTTATATTGATGCAGCATATGTTCAAAACATATATGGACCTGAGGGTGGTTATAAGGATTTAGTTATTATAACTGACGTTGTTGGTAATGCAAAATTTTATTCACCATATTGGGATCCTTCAACATTTGTAACCTCATCGTATACTCCATATGAAATAATATTTGCGGACAATCCAAATGGAACAAATGGTCCATTATCTCAAGATACTTATTTAGCAAGAATTGGAGCTGCTCAACTTAAAGGTTTATTTGAGGAAAGAATTGCGGCTGAATTATTACAATCAACTCTTGGTCGTGTTAATTTAGATTCATTGCAAGATCCGTTTAGTGCAAGTATGATTGCGACGGGTCAACAACCCTTTTTTACAAAAAATTGGAAAATTACCGTACCTGAGAATCCTATCAGTGCGTCTGTAAGTTTAGCTAATAGATTAACGGGAACTTACTTCCCTGTATCTTTTATTCCTGGTGATTATTTTGATGAATCGTTTATTGATAACCCACAAACTGAAGCGGCATTAAATGTTGCAAATACCCTAACGGGTGGATTCTTAGGTCCAATATTAAATAAGTTTAAAAATCCTTCAGAGATATTTGTTGCAAATACAGGGTTTGGTCAAAGATCGGTATTGTTCTCAAGTTTAGATTATAACAAATATAGACCTGCTTACAATAGAGGTATTATACAAGGAGCCACAAGTGCAATTGACAGATTGTTTGATAAAGATAAGTCACAAACGGGTGGTTATTATGTTGGTAGTTCTAATTCGGAACCTTCGCAAATTGACTCTCCTGCAAATCAAGTTCCTATTGGAAAAAATGGTAGACAAGTACAAACCATTGTATATGGTCCGCAAGAACTTGGTATTTTATATGAAGGTAATGACGCTCAATTACAGTTTGGTTTAAAAGGTAAATCATATAGTGATGGTGGTGGTATTAGTGGCCAATTTGTTTGGACATCACCAAAATATAAAGATAATGCAGGATTTAAAGTCGGACCTGGTGGGGTACCAACAAGGTTGGACAACGAGTTTGAAGCAATTAAAAGTGATTATGGTAGATACCAATCTACTGATATTGATTTCAAAGGAGACTCAATATTAGATAAGACACAAAGACTTATTGAATCTGCCGATCAAGTACAAGGTCAAGCAAGGTTAAAACACGTAGGTAATGCAATTAACCAAGTATCTAAGGTATTCAATGATGGATACAAAGAGATGACAAAGGGTTCTATGGTATTATCATATACGGATCAGACCGATGGGTCTCAAGCGGGTATTGAGTATTGTAGAGTGTTCCAAAAGGATACTCCTTACTTTACGTATGCTGACTTACAAAAGAGTGATGGTATTACAACTGAAGGTAGGAAATTCTCGTATTCAGTTTTGGATAAGACATATAATCTTAACATTGCTCCACTTAAGAATCCGGGATCAACAAACATTGTAGACAACAAAGTTAAAAAATATATGTTCTCTATTGAGAATTTAGCGTGGAGAACTTCAGACAGACCTGGGTTTACTTACGATGATTTACCTGTTTGTGAAAAAGGACCAAACGGTGGTAGAGTCATGTGGTTTCCGCCTTATGACATTTCATTTAGTGATGATAGCACACCTGATTTTTCGTCTACCAATTTCTTGGGTAGACCTGAACCAATTTACACATATAAAAATACTTCAAGAAAAGGTAGTATAAGTTGGAAGATTGTTGTTGACCACCCTGCAATTATGAATACGATTATTCAGAAACAATTAGCGGGGGTTGCAAAACAAAGAGTTGATTCAATTGTTGATTCATTCTTTGCGGGATGTACAAAATATGATATGTATGAATTGGGTATTAAATTTAATACGATACCAACAAGAGACTTATTCACATACCAACAGATTTTAAATAATCCAAGGTTAACCAACGAAGAATTGGGGCAAGTGGCGTTTGAGATACCTGCAGACGCTGGCGTAGTTACCAAAGGTAATACTGAGGGCGCTGATGGATCAAAAGATAGTGTGGGAGCAACTAGTACTACAAAAGATGGAACAACAACATTAGAAGATTCTGATATTTTAAAAGAATTTTTAAATTATGGATTTTATTTTGAAAATGATTGTCCTGAATGTTATGGTACATATGCAACAACTTCATCAAAACCATTTGATAGTTGGTATGATTCATATATCCCTAAACAAAGTACAACATATGTAACAAAAGCACCTGCAAAAGTATATGTTGGGGATAAAGAATTTACAAAAGAAGGTGTACAAACATTTTTTAATAATGTTATTAAGGATAATTTTAATAAATTAAAAACTGATTTTTTAGCAAAGTTAAAAGAAGTGATAATAGATAAAGGTGGTACTGTTGAATTAACATTAAGAGGTTCCGCATCGGCACCTGCAACAGTAGGATATAACTTGAATTTATCTAAAAGAAGAGTTGACACTGTACAAAAATGGTTTAAAAATCAAAAACTTGGGGATAAACTTATAAGTGAATTACCTTCAGACAAATTTAAAATTACAGTTCAAACACAAGGAGAAACTGAAGTTGTAACTGTTGGTACCGCTAATGGTGGTAATGGAGAACCAATTAATTGTACTACAAATATAACTTTAACATCGGGATCCCCAATTACAAGTGGTAGTACTGCCGGAACATCAGCTAATAGTGCGGCACAATGGTGGTCAGTTCCTGCCATGGCTTGTAGAAGAGTTGCGTTATCAGAAATTAAAGTTAAAGTTCCACCTGAACCAAAACCTGTGGATACACCACCTACTGAAATAGTAACACCACCAAATGAGAATCCTACTAACACATATATACCTGGAAATCCATCTAGTACAATCAAACCTACGCCTAATTTAAGAATTGAACAAAAAATTAAAGAAGGTATATCTAAAAAAATATTAAGATTCTTATTCTCAGAATGTGATTACTTTGAGGTTATTAAGGAAACTGATCCTATGGTATATGATAGCATCAAACAAAAGATTAAGTACTTCAACCCTGCGTTCCACTCAACAACACCTGAGGGATTAAATGCGAGATTAACATTCTTAAATCAATGTATGAGACCGGGACAAACAATTCCTGTGATTGGACCTGATGGTAGACCAAAATATAATGATGCGTTAAACACATCATTTGGGGCACCACCAATCTTAATTTTAAGAATGGGTGACTTTTATAATAGTAAGATTGTACCAACGTCATTAAGTATCACATATGATCCTATTACATTTGACTTAAATCCTGAAGGTATTGGTGTACAACCAATGATTGCTAAAGTAACAATGGCATTTAACTTTATTGGTGGTCATGGACTTAAAGAACCTGTTGAAGAATTACAAAACGCATTATCGTTTAACTATTATGCGAATACTGAGATTTACGACGAAAGAGCAACGGCAACAGAAAGTACTGAGGCAAGAGACAAATACATGGTTGAGAAGATATTATCTAACCAACCAAAGGTAACGACTGCTGATGTTGTTAATCAACAACCAAAAAGAGGTGGAGAAGCAATTGGAACAATATCAGGAGAATCGGATATAGATTATACTAAATTTGTTAATGATTATTGGAATAGTACTAAAGAATATTTTGACGCTTATATCAATACAAATGCGGCAATTGGTAAAAATTATAACATAGGTATTCTTGATTTATTATATACTGATAGAGATTATTCTAAAGGTACTGCCGAATTTACTCCTGAAATAGAAGTGCCAATTTATGGTAAACCAAGTAATGTTGAAGACAAGTTAGAAAAATTATTTGATAAAGTTAATGGGGATATTTCAGGTAGAAACGATCCATTTATGCAAATAGTAGTATCTAATGATCAGTCTATAAACAATAGTGACAAAAGAGAAATTGAAAATAAATTAAAGGAATATGTAACAGGACTTAAACCCGACTTTATTACTAACGTGAGTAATAGTGTTAAGGATTTAGTTTTATTACAACAGGACTATATTCAATATATACGAAAGGCTAATTTGGTATTATCAAAAACGGATGGTATAATGAATTCAAATAATGAACCTCAGGTATATGATATTTCGGGGGATACTTTTACTCAATTAGAAGATTATTTGAAAAAAATAACAGACAAACATATTGAATTTAACGACGCTAAGGGTGTTGTAAAGTTTGATGAATGTTTATATTTAAACGAAGATAATTATAAAAAGTCATCTTCTACGTTTATAGATGGTAATACGTCTACCGCCGATTTGATAACGTCAAGAAATCAGAGTGGTTTAATGGCTAATGAACCGGCTAATAGATTTTATCAAGTTATGGCAAATGTATTAAATGATGAAAATAGTAAAAATGAGTTAAAAACTTTTATTCTTAATAGTCAAAATTATAGTAATATACAATTTGTGACTGAAGTAGTTGATAAAGCCACTACTGGTTGTTCGGATAGATTTAAATCTTATACTGAAATAAATAAAAAGAGATATGATGGTATTAAAACTAACGAAAGATATTTAACATTAATAAAAAGTCCGATTGAGGATAATGTTAAATTTGGGTTAAAGTACGCAAAAGTTAGTGGGACATCACAACAAAAAAAGGAAATAAAAGATTTATATTCAAATGTGAATGTGAATAATAAAGAAAAAACCTTTGATGGTAAAATTAAATTTAATTAAAAATGAATTTACAATATTATAACAGATATAATGAGTTTTTAATAAATGGACAACAAACCGTTACTCCATATATAAATTTACCTGCAAAAACAACTGATAAGAATTTTATTTATAAAGTTGGACAATCAAGGTTGGATAAGATATCATTTCAATTCTATAACACACCTTATTTTGGGTGGTTAGTACAAATGGCAAACCCACAGTATAGTGGATTGGAATCAAACATACCCGATGGGGCAATTTTAACAATACCATTCCCCCTTGTTAAATCATTACAGGATTATAAAAACGAATTAGATAATTATTTCTTCTATTATGGTAGATAAAGGTGAAAACATATTAGTGGAATTTGATTATGACAACATTACCTTAATAGATCCAAACAAAATTGTAGACAATGAAGGTAAAGTTAGTGATAGATTAGTTAAACATGAGAACCTTGTGTTCTATGCAAATCTTGAGTGTAACGTATTACCAAGAACTAAATTGGCGTTAGGGTCGGCATTAAACGATTCTATTAGAACAGTTTCCGTTGGTAAGATCAATTTCTTAAATCCGGGTAATAAAACCTTTTTAGATAATAGATATACCGATGAGATTACGGGTAAAGGATCCGTACAGGGTAAAGGTGTAAACCAACCTAAATTAAATGCGGTTCAAAACCCAAACAAATCTGATGATTTTTATCTTACACAGAGTACATATTCAAACGGAACTCCTGGTGCGGTTGATAATGGTTTATTAGGTATAACCGATATACAGGTTGCAATTGACACAAGTTTCTTACCTACGGTGACAGTTAACTTAACCGATGTTAAGGGTAGAGCGTTGTTTGAAGGTGGTAATAATTCACCATATTCTGCGTTTTTCCAATTACCATACCCAATGTTTTATTTAACATTAAAGGGGTATTATGGTAAGGCGGTTAGATTGCCATTAATGTTACAATCGTTTACATCAAACTTTGACAATACGACTGGTAACTTTAAGATTGTATTGAAATTTTTTGGATACAAATATACGGTAATGTCATATGTTAATTGGGGGGCAATGATGGCGGTCCCACATATGTACAATAATTTTGTGTCAACCGTACAATCAATTACAAATACTCCGGCAGCAACAAACCTTGAGGTAGTAACTGCAAAACCTGTGAGTAGAGGATTTCAAAAAATGAAAGAATTATATTCTGAATATAAAGCCAAAGGTTTGGTTGATGATGATTTCCCTGAGATTACAATCACACAATTAAAGGCTCGTTTAGATAGATTTATAAAAAACATATTAGAAAAATTCACTAAAGAAAATTTGGGAGTTTTAACTGAGTTGGATAATTTCCAAACACAATTAACCGAGTTTCAAAAAAAGGTATTCTTTTATGGAGATTCATGGTTTGAAACATATATGGATAAAACCAATTCATATAGTTTAAAGGATACTAAGGAGGTTGTTTACACTTTCAAAAAAGAATATTCTGATCCTAATAAACAAGCTGAGGCTCAAACCAAATTAAGTGGGATATTCACTGAATATCAAAAACTTTTTGAAAGTAATAGTGTTGCGGGTAAAAATGGTAGTTATACCGTTGGTGGTAAAACAACAAAAAGTGAGGTACCTGTAAATGCAACCGTGGAAAAATGTGAAGCAAAAATTAATCCACTTACGGATATTGATTACGCAAAAACATATGAAGAAAGAAATGGTAAACCCGCAAAAACACAAATAGAATTAGATACATTCATTGCATCTAATGGGGTTCCACCTAATACTAAATTTTTTGTATTTGAGGGTGTGGATCACTTTATTGACATTACTGAAAAATCTGCAAAAGACTCATCAACTCTTAGAAGACAAATTGAAGAAAAAATATCTGAAAATCTTAACGAACAATTAAGTAATAAAGAAACGGGTGTTGGATTTAAACCTTCAATTAGAAATATATTGGCAGTTTTCTTTGCTCAAGGAGAGGCGTTCATCCGATTAATGGATGATGTACACTCAAAGGCTTGGGATATAAGGGAAAATAAATATAGACAACAAGCAATATTTGGAAGTAACAGTAGTGCTCAAAGTGTTGATGTTAAATCTTCCACTCAAAATAATGAACCAATATATCCATGGCCTCAAGTCATAAGAGAAACATTAGGTGATGACAAACAAGAAAAGTTTGAAATTGTTTACCCTGGTGATAAATCAATTGCTACTATGACAAAGGCTTATATACCTGAGATATGGCCTGAGGTTGAATTTGTGGAAGAGTTTATTAAAGGTTATGTGGATAGAGAGCCTAAAAATCCTGACTACGGTGATGAATCAAATGTATTAACAAAACCTAGTAGGTTAAGTTTAAATGCTCTTGATTTTCCTGTAACAAACGAAATATTCCAAAACAAAGAAGAGATTAAATTCTTTTATGAAATATATGAAAGAGTTATGGTTAATACCTATTACTCTAAATTAAATAGACAATCAGGGTATGATGCTAGTATATTCATGGTTGAGGCTGAGGACGAAAAAATCAATATATTAAAAAGTTTGGGTAATGATAATCCATTTTTAACTCAAAAATTAAAACAATATTTAATTGATCAAAATAATTTCTTAACATTCTTAAGACATATTTCAAATCAAGGTGAGGGTGAAAGTTGGCAAAAATTCATAAGAGGTGAGTTTACAATTAATTATATTAAGAACAAAACCAATACACCATTTGAGTTATTTAATCAGGAAATTCTAACAAATGAAAGATCACAACCTGATGTTTCATTAACCGATGAATCTAAAATAATTGATTATATTGGGAACCAAACATCAAGTAATGAATTTGATTTTTCCGATATGTACCCGATTACTAATTTTGATTGGTGTAAAAATTATCTTGCGGATGGAAAAGCATTACAAAATGTAAATTTGGCTTACAACACTAAAGATGTATTATCTTACAATACGACTCATAAGACTATATGTAATTTTAAAAACGACGACACTAACGATAAGAAAAGACCTATAACTAATTTTAATTATAAAGCGGATGTGTTTAGTCAAAATATTGATACATCTAATTTCAAAACATTCTATAATAATAGAAAAATTGAAGAACAATTTACAACTGAAGGTAATTTAAATTACTCTAACTATGATGGTTTTGTAACGGATACTCAAACGACCTCAATATTGAATACTCCTTATTTTATAAACGCAATACAAAGTGGTGTATATAATTTTAGATATAAATCTGATGATTTAGCATCGTATAAACAGGCGGCATATCTATTCTTGAATAGTTTACCATTAGCGAGTCTTAGAGAAAAATATAGGTCATACAATGAACCTAATGATTTAAGTTATATACTATCAACAATTAAGAAATTCGGGGCGGTACATAAATTACCATACGCTTGGATTGTTAAATACGGATCAATTTGGCATAGATACAAAACTTGGAATGAAAAAGGTATTGATATGTTGGATGAGGTTTGGACTGATTTTAATTATTTAGGTAATTATGATCCTGTTACTTCAGCGTCTACAAAGGTATATAGTTTAAACATTGAAGGATTCCAAAATAATATTGTCTTGGAAGACACGGTAACTGCAACACCAAATTTGGTCACATATAATTCAACAACAATGAACACAGGGTTCTACCCTAAGTTGTATGATGATATGAATGTATTTCTACAAGGATTACAACTATTTTCAGGTGTCACACAATTAAATGGTACTTGTACTATTACAGGTACAACAATGGATGTTTTAACTATTAACGATAATAATTTGGCACCTGGTTTAGTATTAGCGGGACCAAACATTGAAGTTGGAACAACAATAGTGTCACAAGTTACCGGTAATACAGGAGGTATTGGACAATATATTGTTGATATATCACAAGATTCCCTAAGTAATGTGTTTTATGTTACCAACTCGGCAACAGGTGGGTATTCACAAACTGAAATACAAGGGTTAATTAATGATGGTAAGTTAGTGATGACCACAAATTCATTGGGTAAGATTATTGAAATAAGTGGTTTTGATCCTAACGATAATGATAGGTCGTTAAAAATAACCCCTTGGTCAACAATTGTTAAAACAACTGAAGGTGATAAATATTTTGTAATGCCGTCTTTTGGTTATACAAAAAATCAAACAAGAGATGAGTGTTTTAAGAATAACAAATTAAAAGTTGAGGTTTCAAGTAACCCTGCGGTGTTTAACGGATCGGTTAGATTATTTTGGGGAGCACCTAATTACGGGTATTTTGATAATACAAAAATTTCAAAACCAAATCCTGATTCATACTTAAAAGAAATATTGTCAGATAAGAAAATACAACAGAACTTTTCATTAAATGGGGATAACACAAAATACAATAAGATATCTGAAATGTTCACAACATTTGATACGGAAGTATTAGATTACTTTGAACAAGAGTTCTTGAATTTTAGTAGATCAATTTACGATTATAATACATTAGTTCCAAGTGATAAAGATGTTGAAACAGAATCTGAAAGATCATATAAGAACTTCCAATTGTTAATGAGAGAATTATTGGTTGTTGAAAAACCGTCAACTCTTAATTCTGAGGGGATGATTAATTCGGTAATTGAAAAACAAAAATCAACTTTCCAAGGAATATTAACTAATTTCTTAGAGTATAATGTTGTATTAAAGATGGGTAATCCTTCTATGTTTGATAGAAGAACATTCTTAACCTTCTCAACTAAATTCTTAATTGATCCTGTATCATACCAAGGATATAATCAAGGGACAACAGGTGGTTTACCGTCAAATGGTGGGACAATTACATTGGCCCAATCAAAAAGTGAAAACCCTGAAACATGGAAAGCGTTAGAGAAATATGTAGGGTTTTCTGAAATACCAGAATTAGTGTATTCAGACAATGGATCATATATTACTGACTTCTTTATTGATTTGAATGTTCAGTTTACTGAGAAAAATGTTAAAGATTTTGCTCCGTTGATTATGTTATATGCAACACAAAAACTTAATAATTTTGAAATCCCAACAAATAATGTTGTTATTCCAAACCCTGTTCCGACACCTGCACCAAGTCCTCAAACACCTGGTGATTTATTAACGGTTGTAACACTTAAAGATACTAAAACAATTTCGGTATATAAATTTGGGACACAAAAATATGGTGTTTATAAAGACGCAACAGGAACAATTATTTATACTGGGCCGACACAAAATGCGTTTCAATATCCTTTAAATAGTACAATAGTTGATCAAATTATTATAATTCAATATGATGCTTTAGCAACAACTCCTAATGATAATCAATTTATTATTAGTACTGTTAATATAACACCTTCACAAGTTACAACAACCACAACTACCCTTCCTATTGTTCAAAATTTAGGTAATAGTGTTGATGGTGTTAAGTTTTATGGTCTTATGGATCAATACCTTGATAAATCTGAAACTTATCTTAAAAATGTTATTTCTAATTTAATGACAGGTGTGAGAGCCGGATTACCAAGTATTACAATTGAAGGAGATAAAGGTAATAGAGCTCAACTTGAGGGAGAACAAACACGAGTTGAAATATGGGAAACATTTAAAGCATTCAATGACACATGGGTTGCAGGCGGAGACTTTAAATCAAAAACATTATTTGAAGATGTTCTATTATTTGATAGAGCAAGTAGAGATGTTGGTCAAAAAGTATATGTAGATATCTTTAAGGTTAAGGATTTAATTGAGGGATCTCTAACAAAGAATAATATGTTAGACATTATCTCAACAATACTTACGGAAAATAATTTTACTTACTTCCCATTACCCGCTTACGCTAATTTTTATAACGCACAAGATGCCGAAAAGAATCCTGTACCAAGAAGTGAAGGGTCAACTGAGTTCGCAAATTCATTTTGGGGAACGTTCTTAAATGTGGATTACAGAAACACATCACCTAAGTTCTTATGTTACTACGCAAACAAACCTAGTCAGTATGTGGACATGAAAGATAATGTTGATTATAGATTTAGAGATGACGCTTTTGATCTTAGGAGAGCAAGTGACAATCCATTAGTTGAAAACCAATCAAATAAAAAGAATTGGGATAAATCAAATAAAGTGGTTGGTTTTAATATTGATATTAGTAATCAAAATCAGCAAATATTTAAAAACTTTAGTGTTGGTCAAGATGTTGGTAAACCTACTGCGGAATCTTTGGAAATGTTAAATCAAATGGCTAACCAAAGTAGAAATAGAAGTACAGGTTCTCAAAACGTATCGTTATATAACCTTTATAGAAATAGAAGTTACGAATGTTCTGTTGATATGTTAGGTAATGCTTTAATACAACCAATGATGTATTTTAATGTGAGAAACATACCTATGTTCTCAGGACCATATATGATTACATCTGTAACACATCAAATTAGTGACGGAGATTTCAGTACAACATTTAAAGGTACAAGACAACCTTTTTATAGTTTACCTAAAATTGATAATTTTATTCAATCATTAAGTTTAAATATTATTTCTAAATTACAAGAACAAATTAAATCAAATGAAGAAAAGACAAAATTATCAAGTGATAATGTGATATTCCAAAAAAACAATGTAATTTCAAATGTAACTGGTACTGATACAATAACTAAGAATCAAGATTGTTCAGATAAAATTAATAGTGGTTATGTTGGATATACACCTTTAGATAATCCGGCAATAACACAACTTTCATATAAAGATTTTAAAAAATTACTTGAGGATAGGATTGTTGCTAGTGGTATACCAAAAGAAACTACAAGTAATGGCGTAACAACCATAAGTGATACTTTCTTAAAATTATCGGGATTTTTATTCTCGTTTATATATTTAGATTCGGCATCATCAAGTGGTTTAAAAGCGTATGAGAATAATTATAGTACAATAAATTTAACTGAAACTTATGGGGCAATACTATCAACTACTGCTAATAAAAAATTCTATTGTGTATCAAGAGGTACTAATTTGAATATACCTGTGGTGTCATTTATATCTGCAGAAAAATTTGTGGATTTTGCTATTGCTAAATTTAAAGATAAACTATCTTTAATAAAAACGGCTAGCGATGAAGAGATTGTCCAATTATATGTTACTAAGTATCCTAACACCCAACCTGATAATGTTTATACTGAAATGACAGAACAAGATAAAAATACATTAAAAAATAAAGTAAAACAGTCGGTAGATATATATAACTCATTAAATTAATTTTATTGAATAACCAGATATTTATAAATAAAACTATTATGAACACAAAATTAATATTAGACAACTACTTGGGTAAAAACACAAGAGTGTCAGAAAAAGATAAAGGTAATGGTTACAAAGAAGTTTGTGACTTAGATACTGGAGATTGTTATACACTAAGAATAAAAGACGGATTAATTGAAAGAGTTGATAACACTATGAACACATTCAAAAAAATCCAAGTTGAGACTAAATCAGGAATTAAACAATTATTAAACGGATAACCATGGCTATAGATCAAAAAATTTTAAATGAAATAAGTAGATTTAATTCTATTAACAAATACATAATGGAACAAGGTGATCCAGCTTTGGACCCTACAATTGCGCCACCTGTTGACCCCGCTGCGGCACCACCTGTTGACCCTGCTGCGGCACCTGTTGATCCTGCTGCGGCACCCGCAGACCCTAATGCAGTTGCACCGATTCCACCAGCAGCACCTATTGATATCTCAAACGATCCTGAGGTTGAAGAACTTGGTGATGAAGGTGAGGAAGAAGGAAACAAAGAGGAATTAGATGTTACTGATTTGGTTGCAAGTCAAAAAAACATGGAACAAAAACAAGAAGAATATTTTGATAACTTGTTTAGTCAATTAAAAACTCTTGAGGAAAAATTAGGTGAGATGGATAATTTAGTTACTACTATTAACAACTTAGAGGCTAAGTTTGATAAATTTAGACCAAAAACCCCACAAGAAAAATTAGAATTGAGAAGTTTGGACTCAGGGCCATTTAATCAAAAACTATCTGATTTCTTTGAAGATAAAGAACCTGATATGGAAAAATCAGGTAAAAATGAATATGTTTTAACAACTGATGATGCTACTAATTACTCTACAAATGATATTGAAACATCATTTAACAACTACGACGACGAGAACACAAATATGATGTAATACTATGAGGGGGACATCTTTGTCCCTCTCTACTTTTTTTAAAAACCTTATTGACTACACTACTTTTTATAACTATATTTTCTACGTAAACCTTTAATAAATATATATACAATGGCGACAAACAATGTTTTAGATGCGGTTTTGGCTCAGTATGAGAGTTCAAAACAAAGTGGTTCTTCTTCCACTTCAAAATTCACACAAGAAGAAAGAATGAAAAAGTATTTCGCAGCAATTCTTAAAGATAGCGAAAAACAAGGACAAAGAAAAATCCGTATTTTACCAACCACTGATGGATCATCTCCTTTTAAGGAAGTTTGGTTCCACGAAATCAATGTTGATGGTAAATGGCAGAAGTTCTATGATCCAGGAAAAAATGACAACGAACGTTCACCTTTAAATGAGGTATACGATGAGTTAATGTCAACAGGTCGTGAATCTGACAAACAATTGGCGACACAATATAAAGCTCGTAAGTTTTATATCGTAAAAGTAATTGACCGTGACCATGAAGAAGACGGAGTTAAGTTTTGGAGATTCAAACACAATTATAAACAAGAAGGAATCCTTGATAAAGTTATTCCAATTTGGAAGGCAAAAGGTGATGTGACTGACTCTGATAAAGGTCGTGACTTGATCCTTGAACTTACAAAGGCAAAGACACCAAAAGGTGCAACATATACGGTTATTCAAACTGTTATGTATGACGATCCAACACCTACACATGAAGACGCTGAACAGGCATCTACTTGGATCAACGATGAGTTGACTTGGGAGGACGTGTATTCTAAAAAACCTGTTGAATATCTTGAAGCGATTGCAAGAGGTGAAACTCCACGTTGGGACACTGACGCAGGAAAATACATTTACTCAAATAACCAAGAAGAAGAGATTTCTATGGGTGGAAGTGTAAAGTCTGAAAGTAAAAAATCTGATCCTCAATCTAACGATGAGGTGGACGAAGATTTACCATTCTAATTAAACTTTAACATAGGCACTTGGTATGACTGAGTGTCTATGTTTTTTAAAATCAAAACAAATGAGTAAAATTGCAGAAAAAATGTATGAGGCATTGTCCTTAAAATATCGCAGTGAAATTGCGGAATCCGAAGCAACATTGTTAATTTATTTAACTACACCTGTTGGTATTGGTGAACACCCACAACATCTTGAAGAGATGGATAAATTAGTAGAAAAATTCGCAAATGCTCAAGATAAACTTGAGTCATTGGAAAAAATTCGTAAGTATAATTCAACAATAACACAATAATATGGCACTTAAAAAGAATGACTTTAGTTCAGTAAAGAAGAAATTCTCAACTTCAGCAAAGTACAAACCACAGAGATTTTTTGATTTAGGTGAACCATTCTTAGATGCCGTTGGTCTACCTGGTCCTGCAATGGGACACATTAATATGTTCTTGGGTCACTCAGATACGGGAAAAACAACTGCATTGGTAAAGACTGCGGTTGATGCTCAGAAAAAAGGTATTTTACCTGTGTTTATTATCACAGAACAAAAATGGTCTTTTGATCACGCAAAACTAATGGGGTTTGAATGTGATGAGGTAGTTGATACGGAAACAGGAGAATTGGAATGGGATGGTTTTTATATCTTTAACAATAACTTTGACTACATTGAACAAATAACTGACTATATTAATAGTTTATTAGATGCACAAGAAAAAGGTGAATTAGATTATTCATTATGTATCATGTGGGATTCAGTTGGTTCTGTTCCTTGTAAGATGACTTATGAAGGTAAAGGTGGTAAACAACACAACGCATCCGTATTGGCGGATAAAATTGGAATGGGAATAAATCAACGTATTTCAGGATCTCGTAAATCAGATTCAAAATTTGAAAATACGTTAATCATTGTTAATCAACCTTGGGTTGAGTTACCTGACAATCCATTCGGACAACCTAAGATTAAAGCAAAAGGTGGTGAGGCAATTTGGTTAAACTCTTCATTGGTATTCTTATTTGGAAACCAAAAGGGAGCGGGAACAACTAAGATCACTGCAACCAAAGATAAGAGAACGGTTAAGTTCGCATCAAGAACAAAAGTATCCGTTATGAAAAATCACATTAATGGACTTGGGTTTGAAGATGGTAAGATTATCGTAACTCCACATGGATTTTTACCAGGTAAAGACACAACTGAAGAGAAGGCATCTATTGAACAATACAAAAAAGAATATGCTGAGTATTGGAAAGATGTGATTGGAGTTGATGGTGAGTTTGATTTAAGAGCGGAAAGAGAAGAAGCAGAGTAAGAACCTTTGGTAAAAAATATAATGACCAAAACACTTTTAGTTGACGGTAACAACTTATTAAAAATCGGATTTCACGGAGTTAAGGACTTCTACAATAAAGGAGAACACGTAGGTGGTATTTGGCACTTTCTAAATACCCTACGTCGTTTTTTAGAGGATTCTAACTATAATAAAGTAGTTGTATTTTGGGATAGTAAAACTAGTTCATCTGAACGAAGATTATTATACCCAAAATATAAACTAAATCGTAAACCTTCGGCAACCGAACAAAAGGAAGAATCTTTCTCAACTCAAAAACAAAGGGTTAAACAATACCTTGAGGAGATGTTTGTAAGACAATTAGAGCTAGATCAGGCGGAAGCTGATGATCTTATTGCCTACTATTGTCAAATATCATTAGATGAAGAGAAAACGATATTTTCAGGTGACAGAGACCTTACACAATTAATATCTGATAAAGTAACAATTTATTCCCCAAACACAAAACAATACTATAAGTTAGGTGATAAGATTAAGATAGATAATATTGAAATCCCACACTATAATATTAAAACTTATAAGATATTAGCCGGTGATGGTGGGGATAACATTGATGGTATCTATTATTTAGGGGAGAAGACATTTGTAAAATTATTTCCTGAAATACTTGATTCAGAGGTTTCTTTTACCGATATTTTAACAAAGGGTGAGGAATTACTAAAAGAACAAAAAGAGAATGTTGTTTTAAAAAATTTACTCAGTGGAAAGACCAAAGAAGGTATTTTCGGTGATGAATTTTTTGTGATCAATAAAAAACTCGTAGATCTATCAGAACCTTTGATTAACGAAGAAGGTAAAGAGACGGTTAGATTATACTACTCAGAGTCAATGGACCCTGATGGTAGAGGACATAGGAATCTAATTAGGATGATGATGGACGACGGGTTTTTCAAGTATCTACCAAAAGGGGACGAAGCTTGGGTCAATTTTTTAAAACCATTCTTAAAATTATCAAGAAAAGAAAAAACAAAGTTTAGAAACAAAAAGTAAAAACAAAAACAAGATGAGAGATCAAGATGTAACGAAAGTTGAATTTCTATTAATGTGTAACGATAACATTGTAGTACAACGTTTTTTTAATGTTAAGGGATTCAACAAAAACGCCCATAAATCTGAAGAGTTTTACGACCATATGAATAGTCTATGTCGTGAATTTCAATATGATTTGAAAATGCGTTCAGTAGTCTATATGTTAGACAACAAATACGAAATTTCTGAGAATCCAGAGATTTTAAACACGTCAATTACTGACGGGGAAGAGAATTTTAACATTTTTATTAAGCTTGGGGACATGACAATTTGTCATAGAAGGTTTGATGCTAAGGTGTACCCACCAAAGGTAAGATACACCGTAGACCTACGTCCGAAGTTAAAAGGTATCCTAAACGGCCTGACTGACATTTTTTCAGGTAAAAATTTTAATTATTTCCGTCCCGAATTTATCCAAAACTAATAGTATTTATCTTTACTAACAGAAGGAAAATTATGGCGACAAACAAAAATTTTGAGTATCTAGGAAACACATTCCAATTACAATTACTTAATCAAATTATATTAGATAAAGAATTTTCACATTCAATTATTGATGTGATTGAGAACAATTATTTTGAAAACAAATACTTCAAAATAATAATTCAAATGATAAGAGAGTATTATACAAAATACGATCACACACCATCATTTGAGACATTAGAACAGATCACTAAATCTGAACTACAACAAGAGATTGCATCCAAAATAGTGTTGGATACAATTAAGAAAATTAAAGACGCACCTGTTGATGGCGTAGGTTTCGTACAGGAAAAAGCGTTAAAGTTCTGTAAACAACAAGAACTACAAAAGGTTATGGGTAAGGCTCAAAAAATCATTGATGGAGGTGAATTTGAGAACTATGACGCTCTTGAAGAGATGGTTAGAGGAGCATTACAAGTCGGAGCAAAAGATACAAGTGCGATGGATGTATTCTCTAACATGGATCAAGTCCTTGACGATGATTACAGACACCCTATTCCAATGGGAATACCTGGTATTGATAAACTACTAAAGGGTGGTTTGGCTAAAGGTGAAATTGGTGTTATATTAGCACCAACGGGGGTTGGTAAGTCTACAATCTTAACTAAAATTGCTAACCACGCATTCAACTTAGGAAATAACGTACTTCAGATCTTTTTTGAGGACAATCCTAAGGTAATTCAAAGAAAACACTACACACTTTGGACTAAGATTCATCCTGACGAATTGTCAGAAAAAAGAGAAGAAGTTATTCAAAAAGTTAGGGAAATTGAGGATTCAATGCCTAACAAGTTAATTATGAATAAATTACCGTCTGATACTGTAACCATGTCACAAATTAAGAATCAAATTAGAAAGATGGTTGCTGATGGTAATAAGATTGATATGGTATTACTTGATTACATTGACTGTGTGGTTCCTGACAAGAATTTAGGTGATGAATGGAAGAGTGAGGGGTCTGTAATGAGAGCATTTGAGGCTATGTGTCACGAAATGGATTTAGTTGGGTGGACTGCAACACAGGGTAATAGAAACTCTATTTCTTCTGAGGTTGTAACAACTGATCAAATGGGAGGATCTATTAAAAAGGCTCAAGTTGGTCACGTTATCATTACGGTAGCGAAAACACTACAACAAAAAGAGATGAAATTGGCGACAATCGCAATCACAAAATCAAGGGTCGGTGATGACGGAGTTGTATTTGAGAATTGTAAATTTGATAATGCAATGTTGGACATTGACACCGAGAGTTCTATGACTTTCTTAGGTATTGAAGAACAAAAAGAAGAAAGACAACGACTAAGAGTCAAAGAGTTGTTACAGAAAAGACAAGAAAGACAAAAAGAAGAAACAAACAATAATTAATTTAAAAAGAAAGATGGAAAAGATATTAAAGGAAAACCCTAATAGGTTTGTTATCTTCCCGATAGAGCACAACGACATTTGGGAATATTATAAAATGCATCAGGCGGCGTTTTGGACGGCTGAAGAAGTAGATTTAACTAATGACATTCGTGATTGGGAAAAATTAACAGATAATGAAAAGTTCTTTGTTAAGAACGTATTATCATTTTTTGCCGCTTCTGATGGAATTGTAAATGAAAATTTAGCGGAAAACTTCTATCGTGAAGTACAATATCCTGAGGCTAAGTTTTTCTACGGATTTCAGTTAGCAATGGAGAATATCCACTCATTGATGTATTCGTTATTGATAGATACGTATATCAGTAATCCTAAAGAGAAAGATGAGTGTTTTAACGCTATTGAAAACTTACCAGCCGTTAAGAAAAAGGCTACTTGGGCTCTTAATTGGATTGAGAACGCATCTTTCCAAGAAAGATTAATTGCATTCGCAGCGGTTGAAGGTATATTCTTTTCAGGGTCATTCTGTTCAATCTTTTGGATGAAATCAAGAGGTATTATGCAAGGATTATGTAACGCAAATTCATTGATCTTTAAAGATGAAAACTTACATTGTGATTTTGCAATTCACTTATTGAATAACCATTGTCAAGAAAAACCATCTGAAAAAAGAATTAAAGAGATTTTGTTATCAGCTTTAGAGATTGAAAAAGAATTCATTACTGAGTCATTACCGGTATCATTGATTGGAATGAACTCAAACTTGATGAAACAATATTTGGAGTTTGTTGTTGATGGTCTTTTAGTTAAATTTGGATGTAGTAAAGAATTTAACGTTGAACAACCATTTAAATTCATGGAACAAATAGCGGTTGAAACAAAAGGTAATTTCTTTGAGTCAAGAACAATGGAATACCAAAAAGCAAAATTGAATGAAACGATTACGTTTGAAGAAGATTTTTAAATATTAAAAAAATATGATGTCACTTAAAATATTAAAAAGAGATGGGGATAATGTAACGTTTAACCCACAAAAAATTTACAATCGTGTTAAACGATCGGCAAAAGGTTTGAATGTTAATTCAGACGAGATCTTTATAAAGGTTATTACTTCAGTACCAACTGAGGGTGAAATAACGACAAAAGAATTAGATAAACTTATTTATGAAATTGCAGCATCTTATACCGGTAGTCACCACGATTACTCAAGATTAGCGTCTTCAGTAGCAATTTCTTCTTACCATAAAGAAACTAATCCAAGTTTTTCTGAGACAATGGTGGATTTACATTCATACGGAATTATAAATGACGGGTTAATGGAAACAATTCAAAAGTATGGCGAGGATTTAATTGATGAGGTAATTAACCATGATAATGACTACAATTTTGATTACTTCGCTTGGAGATCTTTACAGGAAATGTACTTGTTAAAAAGACCTGATGGTGTTGTTGTTGAAAGACCACAACATATGTATATGAGAGTTGCATTATGGGTTACGGATAACTTTAAAGATGCCGTTGAGTACTACAAATCACTATCAAATCAACTTATTTCTAAGGCAACACCAATTATGATTAATGCGGGTACAAAGGTACCTCAATTGGCTTCATGTGTGTTACATTATAATAATTCAGATTCAAGAAATGGTTTATTAAATACATTAACTGATATATCAACCTATTCTTCAGACGCTGCAGGGATTGGATTATCAATGTCTAACATTAGAAGTAAGGAAAGTAGAATTTCAAGTTCAGGTGGTTATGCAGGTGGTTTATTGAAGTATCTTAAAATCGTTAACGAATCTTTACGTTTCTTTAACCAACAAGGACGTAGACCTGGATCTGCAGCAATTTATCTTGAACCTTGGCATAAAGATATATTTGATTTATTGGACATTAAAAAGAATACAGGAGCTGAGGAATTACGAGCACGTGATTTATTCACCGCACTTTGGATTCCTGATAATTTCATGAGAGCGGTAAAAAACAATACTGAATGGTATTTGTTCTGTCCTAATGATATTATCACTGCAGGTATTAAACCATTACAGGAATCTTTTGGTGATGAGTATGAGGAGAATTACAATAAGGCGGTTTCTTTAGGTTTGGGTAAAAAAGTTAAAGCTCAAGACATTTGGTCAAAAATTATTGAATCACAAATTGAAACGGGGATTCCTTATTTATGTTCTAAGGATAGTGCAAACAAAAAAACAAATCACCAAAACATTGGTGTAATTAAACAATCTAACCTTTGTAATGAGATTTATCAGTACACAGATGAAGAAACTACTGCTATATGTACGTTATCATCAATTGTTCTTAAAAACTTCATCAATGGAGGTAAGTTTGATTTTGAGTTGTTGTATAACGAAGTAAGAAAAGTTGTTAGAACTTTAAATAAAGTTGTAAACATCAATAATTACTCTACTGAAAAAGGACGTAAGGGTGGATTATATCAAAGAGCAATTGCAATTGGAACACAAGGACTAGCTGACGTATTCTATTTGATGGATTATATTTTCACGTCGGAAGAAGCTTGTAACTTAAACAAAGAAATCTTTGAAACAATTTACTTCGCGGCGATCACCGAAAGTAATAAATTGTGTGAGGGTGGTAAGTATGAACCATATGCTTACTTTAAAGGGTCACCAATGTCACAAGGAATATTCCAGTTTGATATGTGGGGATTGAAAGAAGATGATTTATCGGGAAGATGGGATTGGAGAACACTAAAAGAAAATGTTAGTAAGTATGGAGTTTGTAACTCTTTATTCACGGCTCAAATGCCTGTAGCGTCTTCTGCAAAGATTACAGGTTCATATGAAATGACTGAACCTGCTCACTCAGCAATCTTTAACAGACGTGTTGTAGGTGGAGAAATTATGATTGTTAACAAGTATTTGATTAGTGATTTTGAAAAGATTGGAATTTGGTCTGAAGATTTAAAAAATGAAATTATTATGAATGACGGATCAATCCAAAATATTAATTTTAATAATTACTTAGATCCTGAAGACAAACATTATAATAAGAAAGTTAAAAGAATTGAGCATTTGATTCCTAAATACAAAACAATTTGGGAGATATCACAAAAAGAACTCATCAACATGGCGGCAGACAGAGCACCGTTTATTGACCAATCACAATCAATGAACATTTATATGTCAAATCCATCATTATCTAAGATTACCTCGTCACACTTCCACTCTTGGGAGAAAGGATTGAAAACACTTTGTTATTATGTAAGAACTAAAGCGATTTCAACAGGGGCAAAACACTTGGCGTTGGACATGACAAAAAAAGAACCTGTTAAAAAAGTTGAAACTCCAAAAGTAGATTTTTCTAATATGAATTTACCTTCAAAACCTGATAGTTCAGAGTTTGAATGTTTCGGATGTTCATCTTAGGATGAATCGTGTATCATGATGGGAAATCACGGCTTAGGTCGTGATTTTTTATTTTATATGTATTTATTCAAAACACATAGATACTATATTTATTAGATATGGCAAATGGAATAACATATGGGATAAATTTTCCTTTTAGAGAATCTTACATTGGTAAATATTTAGATGTTTCTGATAGTACTGATGAAGAAGTTAGAAGTAATTTAATTCATTTATTGTTAACTAGAAAAGGGTATAGATATTATCTTCCTGATTTTGGAACAAGATTGTATGAGTATATTTTTGAACCTCTTGATGGTCCTACATTTAGTGAAATTGAGGGTGAAATTAGAGACTCAGTTGAGAAATATATGCCGGGGGTACAAATAACTAATATATCAATTACCGACGCTTCTTTAGGTGAAGAAGATAAGGGTACTTTTATTAATCCTGATGGGGAAAGAGAATTTAAAGTACAAGGTATAAGTGAAAAAGAACATACCGCAAAAATTAAAATAGATTATAAGGTAACAAATCAAGCCTTTGAAAGTAGTGATTTTGTAATTATCAATATTTAATAGTATATGGCTGAGAAAAAAATATCCTACACAACCAGAGATTTTCAGGGAATAAGAACTGAGTTAATAAACTTTACACGAACTTATTATCCTGATTTGGTACAAAACTTTAACGACGCTGGGGTTTTCTCAGTAATGTTAGATCTAAATGCTGCCGTTACAGATAACCTACAATTCAATATTGACAGAAGTATCCAAGAAACGGTATTACAATACGCTCAACAAAAATCTTCAGTATATAATATCGCTAAGACTTACGGGTTAAAAATACCGGGTCAAAGACCTTCAGTGGCATTAGTTGATTTTTCAATAACGGTACCTGCATTTGGTGATAGAGAAGATTTAAGATATTGTGGAATCCTAAGAAGAGGATCTCAAGTAAATGGTGCAGGACAACCATTTGAAACGGTTTACGACATTGATTTTGCATCTGCAATTAATGCGGAGGGAACTTTAAATAGATTAAAAACTCCTAACTTTGATGCTAATGGTAAATTATTAAACTATACTATTACAAAAAGGGAAGTTGTTGTTAATGGATTTACAAAAGTATTCAAAAGAGTTATAACTCCAAATGATGTTAAACCATTCTTTGAATTATTTTTACCTGAAAAAAATGTTTTAGGAATTACAAGTGTTATTTTAAAAGATGGTACACAATATAACACAATACCAAACCCACAAGAATTTTTAGGTTTAGAAAATAGATGGTATGAAGTTAAGGCACTTGCTGAAGACAGAGTATTCATTGAGGACCCAACTAAAGTTTCTGACCAACCTGGTACAAAGGTTGGTAAATATATTTTAACCAATACTAAATTCACATCTGAATACACACCTGAAGGTTATTTGAAAATGACATTTGGTGGTGGTAATGTTTCTGCGGAAGAACAACTTAGAGATTTTGCAAGAACAGGAAAAGGATTTGATTTAAACAAATATTCAAATAACTTAGCATTAGGGGCGGCATTGAAATCAAACTCAACATTGTTCATTCAATATAGAGTTGGTGGTGGTCAAGCAACTAACTTAGGTATTAATGTTATCAATCAAATTGGAACGGTTTCATTCTTTGTTAATGGTCCTTCAGAAAGTATTAACAGATCTGTAATCAATACGTTAAAATGTAATAATGTTACTGCGGCAATTGGAGGGGCAAACGCACCGACACTTGAAGAGGTTAGAAACTTAGTTTCATATAACTTCTCGGCACAAAACAGAGCGGTAACTATAAATGACTACGAATCTATCATTAGAACAATGCCATCTCAGTTCGGGGCACCTGCAAAAGTTGCGATTACGGAAGAGAATAATATGATTAAGATAAAAATGTTATCTTACGATACAAGTGGTAATTTAACCGACACTGTTTCTAATACATTAAAAACTAATGTCGCAAATTACCTTTCTAACTATAGAATGATTAATGATTATATTTCAATTGAAAGTGCAAACCCAATTGACTTGGCAGTTAACGTTGATGTTGTGTTGGATGCTAGTCAAAACCAAGGCGCGATTGTATCTAAAATAATTGATATTATAACGACATACTTTAGTCCTACAACAAGACAATTAGGTCAAAATGTTGTGGTATCTGAATTAAGAAGACTAATCCAAGCTGAAAATGGGGTTGTAAGTATTTCTGATATGGAATTCTTTAATAAGGTTGGAGGTCAGTATTCTTCAAATCAAACATCTCAAAAATATTCAGATCCGGCAACTAAACAAATCCAATTAATTGCCGATACAATTTTTGCTGAACCTACTCAAATTTATCAAATTAGATACCCAAACAAAGACATTAATGTAAGGGTTATCAATTTAAGTACGGTTAATTTCTCCTGATAATTTATTTTTTTTTAATTAGAACTACTTTTTGAAAATAGGAACTAAACTATTTATCAAAAAAAGACTTTAATGCCAAAATCATATAGAATAAGGACACAAGTAGGTGTTGACAAATATATCAACGTAAAGTTAGATCAAGATTTTGATTTCTTAGAAATACTATCTTTAAAAATTAATCAATCAGACCTTTATACAAAGGTGTGTTCTGACTATGGAGTTGTGGTTGGTAGAGTTGTAGTTAATGGTGGATTTGGTCTACCTAATGCAAAAGTTTCAATATTCATACCTCTAACACCTGAGGATGAATTAAATCCTACTATTTCTGAGTTATATCCTTATAAAACATTATCAGATAATAATGAGGCGGGTTATAGATATAACCTTTTACCACATGACCCGTCATATAGTGTTCATTCAGCAACAGGTACTTTCCCAAATAGAGAAGAAGTTTTAATAGATCAGACATATATTGAGGTTTACGACAAGTATTATAAGTACACGGTTAAAACCAATGATAGTGGAGATTACATGATTTTTGGTGTTCCAATCGGAACTCAAAATGTTTTTATGGATGTTGATTTATCTGATATTGGATGTTTTTCTTTAACACCACAAGATTTGATTAATGCGGGACAAGCAACAGAAACTCAAGTTAATGGGTCAACATTTAAAAAATCAACAAATCTAAGTGAATTACCACAGATTAAGACATTAAATAAGAATGTTGATATTTCACCACTTTGGGGTCAAGAAGACATTTGTCAAATAGGTATAACGAGAGTTGATTTTGACTTAACTAATGAAGCGAATGTGACCATTAGACCTAACGCTATATTGATGGGGTCTATAATATCCACAACAAATGAGGATGCACTTAAAACAAGTTGTAAACCAAAAAATAATACAGGTAATTTATGTGAGTTAATTGCGGGACCTGGCCAAATATTATCTATTAGACAAACAATTTATCCTGATAAAAATAATTTCCCTGTTCTTGAAGAACATAAGTTTGAACAAGATGGAAAGATTATAGATGGGGATGGTTCATTTTTGGCGAATGTACCAATGAATTTGGATTACATAATTACTAATGAATTTGGTGAACAAGTTATATCAAATGACCCAACAAAAGGAATACCAACAAAAGGTAGATATCGTTTTAAATTCAAATGGAATAATGAAGGTGGGTTACAGAATGAGTTTCAAAGAGCAAATTTCTTAGTACCTAATATTAAAGAACACGGATGGGTATCAAGTTCAACGGATCCTTTTGATCCAAACTCAACTACACCGTTTTCTATTATAATGCTATCAACATTTCCCGTTAATCCACCACAATACACTGGATCAACAACGGCAGCGTCAAATGGGGGTCTTTTATTTGAGGACTCTGTTAATAGTAAAAACTTTACAATTTATATTGATGATGGTAGTGGTCCACAACCATATTATGGTGATATAAGTGTGATACCTGTAAATGCGGGTGATATTGTTTTAGCGGTTTCAGAACCAATAGATAACACTCAACAACAAGAAGTTAATTTTACTTTTTATCCTCAGAATTATTTTGACTTATTAAGATCGTATAGTTTTAGTTTAGATTGGGATGATTATGTGGATCCTCTATCTGCAATCAATTGTGAAGATACGTTCTATGAAATGAACTACAATAAAGTTTATACGACGGCAATGTTCCTTGATAGATACAAAAATGGTGTGTCAAGGGCAAGACATTTGGGTATTAAAGAAATTGATAACAGAACTTGTAAGTCAACGGTAAATACGTTTCCATCTAATGATATTATTAGAAATTTTGATATCATATTTTTTATATTTAACATACTAATTAACGTTTTAACGTTTCCTTTATTAGTATTACTATTTGTTGCTCACTTCATAGCGTGGGCATGGCCTGTTTTAAAGTACTTATTAATCGTTTTAGGGATATATTTCGCGTATGACGCAATAAGGGATATGATCGATTGGATTAACTCCTTAATTGAGGTATTTGCATTTGCACCATTAGGTGGTCCTGTAATTAATTTTGGTTTGATTTTAAGAATAGCGGCACAAGCACTATCTTTCATATTTAGATTAGCCTTATCAATCGCGTTCATTATATTTACGGTTAAATTCTTACTTAAAATTAAGAATTTTCCAAGGATAGGATTACCAATGATATCTTATCCTGAGTGTACAAGTTGTGATTGTGATTGTGGTCCTGCAACTTTAGAGGATGATATTGATGCTAATTCAGTAAATGATCAAATAGCGGCTCAACAATCAAATGATGGTGTTAATGTTTATCTTGGACAAGCGAATGGGTTTTTGGCTCCTGTTAATGTTCCTGGTTCATATGATGTTATTCATCCTAATAATCAAAATAATCCAATTGAGGATCAAGAAGATTTAAAGAAAGGTCCATTTTGGAATGGAGCTTGTCTTGATGGAGTAACCGATTCTTGTGACGGTGATTGTAAAGTACCATCATTAATTACCGCAGCAATGAATCAAGATATAACTCCTGAAGTTGCGGCAAGAGGTATAATAGACTATCAAAGGATGTTTTCAGGTTACGATATTATACAATCATCGGGAACGGTAGGTGATGATATTATTTATGGTGATGAATTTGCGTTGTATCACGCTCCACAACCATTCCTATTTGCCGCTTGGGATGATGGGGGAAGAGACCCAAGAGACTGGGGGTTCCCAACAAAAGAGACTTTTCCTCAAAAATTAAATGAATTTAATGTAAGAAAAAAATATTTTGATGGAGTTAATAAAATTAAAACTTATGTTAACGAATCTTTAGGTAGTGAACCTTTTGAGGATCAAATTGTGGTTGTTTTAGCCAACCCAGGAACAAAAGATCAAATGCAAGTTGGAAAACCTATAAGTTTTAACAATCCTTTAACGTCAAATGGTTATGTTAATATCACGGGTGGAACATTAAATGAATTTGGTAATAATGCAATTACAGGTACAACAACAACAGGAACAACATCAATAGTTGTTGAATGGGCTGACCCATCAAACATCAATAACCCAAATCCTAACCAATCAAATGTTATTATTACTCAACCTGTGATTTCAAATGTTCCATCATCAACCGCTGGTGATGAAGTTGGATACTTACAATACCCCACAGATGTGGAATATTATCAAATGATAACGGGTATGACCGTAATCAATTTCTTGGCGTTATGTGGGTCTAGCTCAGGTACTTTCCCAACGAGTGCATTTTTAAGACATAGAATAGAATTTGTATATTGTTGTGACGGTAGTTATAATACTTATGATGCTGGACAAGCTTTAGGACAAATGACAAACTATGAAAATTTTGAAATTATTATTTTAAACAGAGGGGTTGACGTTCATACTGCACCACAAAAAATAAAATACGATTTATCAAGAATATTTGGTAAATCATATGGTAATGTTATTACTGATGAGGGTGATTTTTATTTAAATGTACCTATACAACCAACAGGATTAAAACCTGCAACTCATAACACATCTACAAACTCGGCAACTAATCTTTATTTTCCATCATATAACTTTAACATAGGACCTGCGGATGGTTCTAACCCTAATTACACTGCTTTTACTTCGGATTATCCTTATTATTATTTATCTACAGATGATCTTAGTGTAGTTGCCGATTACCAACCCTATACTTCATGGCAATTTATTGGGTCTTCTTCATTAACTAGTACTCCAAGAACAATATTATCAAATAATGATTACACATTACCAAGACAACAAAGTGATTATATTGGTGGTGGGACATTTATAGCCTCTATAAGTAACGGTTCATATCCAAATTGTGATAATGATAGTCATAATGGAGTTACTCCTAATGATGGAGATGCCGCTAAAGGAGAAATAGGAGTGCCTCCACCTCAATTAAATGCGTTGTATTCTCCTGCATATTATAGATATGGTTTACCTGGAGTTAATTTTAATGATAAAACTAAGATGGTTATGAGAAGTGACCGTTTACCAACATCTACAAAAACTGAAGATGGCCCTGGATCTTATAAAACTGGTTATGCGTTACACCAAAATAATAATTTCACATTCTATACTGCTGATGGAACTGCCTCAACATCTGGAACAAATTTAGAGTCTGATTTGGCTTCAGGTAACCAACTTGATTTACCTGATAATATTGGATCAATTACATCTACGTTAACTTGTGATAATATGGTTTCGTTACAATGTTATCAAGGTTCGGGTAATGACGTGACAGTTATACCTCCTGATCAGTGTATTGTACCTGAAAATAGAGTTAAAAAAGGATGTTATTGTTTATTAAATAAAAAGTACCTTACAGAATATGATGAAGACGTAAAACTATTCTTAGAGTGGAAAACAAGGTTTACAATTACCTTTGCTGCTTGTCGTGGAGTGTTTGCTCAGGTCTTCCAAAACAATTGGATAAACGGAGTTTTATATATGTATGCGTTCAATAAAACATCAACATATACAATACAAGATCCTAATACTCCTACTTATAATTATTGTGATGATGTAATCATTTTTAATGAATTAAATAATGGGTTTTATTATAGATCGTCACCATGGAAAGAAAGTTCACAACAATTTATTGGTAAAAATAAACCTTTGATTAATCCAAATTGGCCATCATCAATAGTTAATGGATATCCAGGGTTAGGTTATAATGAAAAACAAATTCAATTCCCAACAACAATTGCGGATTTAGGACCAAGAGATCAATTCATTACTGAAATATGTAATAACTCAAATTTTAATGGTTATTTGGTTGATCAAGTCAAATCAACCTCATATCAAGATACGTCTGATTTAATACAGGTTGGATTTTTATCAAGATTACTAAATGATACGTTTAGACAGGCTATATTACCTATATCAAGTGGTGGGGGTAATACGGAAGGAAAAGGTATAATCCAATTCTTTAATAGTGGTAGAAAAGGAGATAGAATTGATGGTGATTTTGCTCAAGCTCTATCAATAAATTCTGAATGGAAAATGAATCCGTTTATATTTGAAAATTACCCTAACCCAGATTCAATTTATTTTGGAAATGACAATCAGTCTCCTGCAAGACCTGTTTTTGGAATTTTATTTGAAACTCCAACCGAGGAGTATAAATATAGAAGAAGGTTTACTCCTGGTGTTGAAACATATAGTCAATCACCATTAATACAAGATTATTATGGGTATCCAAAAACTCAAGATGTACCACATTATCAATGGATAATAGATTCATCACCAAATATATTTGGTTCTGAAAATAATAATTGGTATACGGGTGGTCCTCAATTTTTCCATAAGGGATATCAAAATTTGGATTTCAATGTTGATCCATATTTCCAATCTTCAACAACTAAATTGGGTATGATAACTAATTTTGATGTTAGTGGACAACCATTACCAACACCACAAGTATCGTCACAAGTTATAGTTGGGGCACCATTCCATTTTTATTTTGGATTAAATAATGGTAAAACCGCAATTGATAAATTTGTTAAATTATATGTAAATAACGAGGGATAAGATGATAGATAACTCAACAAATATTGTATTAGGAAGTTTAAGGTATAAGGGATCAAGTGATACTAATCTTTTTATCAACGTCCCATTGGAACAAACGGAAAAAGAAATTGTTGAATTTGACAGAAATGTTGATTTAAGTTTACAAAAAGTTTTTGACGATGAAAGACAATTATCTACAATTTTCAGACCTGTCACTAAATACACATTCATATTTAAAAATGAATATACGGGGTCAACAAACTATGTACCATATAGAAATAATTTATATTACACAAATGAGTTAAGTAATGCAATTTCTTACGCAACAAATCCGAATACATCTTGGGATGGTTATCCTCAGTATTGTGAATTTGATTTTATTAGAGTTGATAATGATGTGGTAGGTTATACAAAACCACCAAATAATCATATAACATTTATTAATAAAAGTGCTTCCACATATAATTGGACACATTATATGAGTTATGGTTATAGTAACGATTATACTAAACCATTATTTGCGATTGATAGTGAGACTAATGTATCTTGGTTTTGGTCGGCATCAGATGGTATACCATTTACAATAACATCAGGTAGTGATGATAATGGTAATTATATTAATTTTAAATGTCCTGTGAAACATGGGTTATTAACGGGAGAGTTTGTTGAATTTCCATTTGATTACAATGGGGAGAACATTTTCCAAGTTAATGGACTTGGCGATTCAGGGTTCGGTAGTGAGGCATATATCTTTAAAATTTATAATGTTGGATTTACAGGTACCACGTTTCAAAACGGAATCACAAGTACATTTAGAAGAATAATAAATAAAAGTAATAGTGGGGAGACCAGATCAGAATATTATGTGAGGGTACATAAAATATTAACAAATTCTGATTGTGCTATATTAATAAAGTCGGGATTTGAACAAAACATATTTGAGTCAAAATCAAAATTTGAAAAAGATGTTTTAAGTCCTAATAATGTGAATAGAACCTCAATTAAAGAAGGTAATCAATCATATACTTTATCGTTTAATTGTGATATTGATATTAGACCGTTACGTGATAATCAAAATAGACCTATATCTGAATTATTTTTTACTACGATATGGAAAGGTTATTTTGGATGGACTAAAGGTATGAAACAAGGGTGGGGATTTAACCAACCTTTAGATAATGGGTTACCAAATTCATGGTGGGATCAAGGTAATTTCTTATCAAATACAAGTATTACTCAAGGTCAATATAATTCCAATACTTTACCACCTGTTGGACCATTTTACTATAATAATGATTTAATAACTGGTGATACAATTGATGGTGATTTTTGTGAATGGAATGATTTTGACCAAAATGAAAGAGTAATATCAAGATATGTTCACAAAATAGTTTATAACGATTTAAAGTTTAATATAGTAACGGACGCTCAACCAACAAATGAGTTTGGTTACTACTATAACCCACATAACCCAATTGTAATTAGAAGATATTCCGATTATATTGAAGAGGCGGATAGTAATTTAATTTTAGATATTCCCGATTATTCATTTTACTCTAACCTATCAAATAGTTTTAGATGGAGAGATTTATATACTTATGGTTATATAGATAATAATGGTATTGGGGTTAATTATCCATTTATGAATGGGAAACATTACCCATTTGTCAATACGATTTTTAGATTAACTCCTGAAGGTATAGGTGTACAAAACATAAACAATATTGCAGAACCTATAATAGATGAGTGTGAATAAAATTAAAATATTAAGACCAATTAATGATCAGTATGTAGATATTCCTATTGAAATGAAATGGGATTTTACGGGTAGAGATGATAGTATTTTGGAATATCAAGATGAGATGGTGAAAGAAATTGTGGGTTCACCAAATGATTTTGAAATAAGTCGTTTCTCAAATAATTCAGATCAAAATGGTAATACTGACATTAATTATGAATTTTATTTTTATGATAATGTATTACCTATAACTGCAAATACTGTCACTCAGTCAAATTGGGGTATATCTTATATAAATGAAGGTTTTACTAATGAGGAGGTTTATTATTACACCAAACCTTTTACCAAATCATTCTTTAAGTTGGACTTTTATGACACGACAGATGAGAAGACTCAACAGATTTATTTTACGATAATTCTACCTGTACAACAAGGTGATTTTATGAGTGTTAGTTTAAATGCTTTATTACCAAATGTTGACATTAGAAAACCAAAATTCAAGTTGGACTATATTGGAGATAAAGAAGGGTTTTTTATCTATTGGTTAAGAGAACGAGATTTTTATGATATTAGTGAATTTTATATGTCGGGTAAATTCTTTGATGCAAAGTTAGGTGTCTACGCGATAATGACCAATACACCACAACCAATAATCACTCCCAATAAATTTAATTTTTTACCTGAAGACTATTTTTATTACAAAGTAAACTTAGATTATAATAACAAGACATACGAGGTATCATCCACTTCAACCACATTACGTGTTGGAAATGTGTTGACACCAATAAAATGGTATGAATATGTAAACCCATAATGGAAGAACAAAAATATTACTTTAAAATATCTCCTGAAAATGTTTTCGGGGACCTTAGATTAGTTCAATATACTGGTGGTACTGATGTGTATGATACTACCGATCCTTGTTGTCCTATATTGACAGGTGAAACAACTGTCACGGGTGTTGATTATATCGGAGTTTATACTGGTATGTCTTATGTGTTATCAGGAGGAACAAATGGGGACTCGTTATTAACGGGATTAACAATACCTATTATGATTACTCAAACCGCAGTTGATATGGGGTATTATTCTGTATTTGACGGTGCGGTTTTACAAAAAGATGTTATTAATAATTTCTTGTTTTCAGCAACAACAGGTAGTCCATACACTTACTATTTCTACAATACATCGGATACTGAATTAATTAAATTTTTGTCGTTGGTAACATATGTTGTGGATTGGGGAGATGGATCACCAACTGTAACATTAACAAATACGTCACCAATATCACATAACTACCCAACATCTAATAGTGAGTATCAAATCACTATGACCGCTACATCACCATGGGGTATATCAAAAATAACAAAAACTATTACGACACCATTTGATGATGTTATAATATCAAACCCTAATGGTATTGCTACATTTACACCTGCGGGTGGTAATTGGAGTGCAACCTCATTCAATTATGATTATATCTTTAGTGGGGATTCAAATACGGACATAAATGATTTCTTTAGTTACAATTACACTACCATACCATTCTTAATAACAGGATATACCGAATCAACAATAAATGATTTGGCTCAGTATGGTCCAAAAAGTAATCTTTATGGTGGTAAATTTAAAATAGGTGTACAGGTAACAGGTACTACAGGTAGTGTCGGTACCGTATGGGGACCTGACCCAGATGGGTTGTATATTGCTTACACAGTAAATCAAATTGATTATTTTGATTATGAGGACTTTACTCTTTTTATGGTTTATTCATCTGGGTTAACAGAAAATGATATTATAATGACAGGTTTAACTAAAAATGAAGCCTTAATAAATGTTATTGATCAACCTGAAGTGCAGACAGATATTTTTATTGAAAGAGGTAAAAACTCGGCGTTAGAATATATTGATAGACTTGGTGAAGTTGATAATGTTGGGGATTTGGAAAAATACGGATATGGATTTTTTAATGTCAAAAAAGATCTTAGTTAAGTATTTATTAGATGAGTAAAAATAAACTAAAAATAAATTAAATTCTTGTGGCTACAGGTAATTACGGAACAATAAGAAGTGCGGACGTTAGTCCTGATGATGTAGAGATCATCTTGAATTATACGCCATCAAGGGATCAAACGGATAATTTTATTTTAACAAAATTAGATGCTAAATCTATTTTGCGACCATATTTTCATAATTCGGCAACAGGAGGTAATGCAAATGTTGAGATTTTAGGTGGTTTATATAACCTAAAATTACCGGCAGATCAATTTAATAAATTAGGTATATACACATTGTATATTAGACCTGCTGAAATTAGAACTAAAATAACAGATTGTGGTGTTTTATCTTCATTACCTAATGTAAAAGGTATTGTAATAGATTTGAATAATGTTCCATCACAATATAGAAATAAGTTTGTTAATCAAGGTTTAATTGGTTTTAGAGTTGAATATTTAAATTCAGATGGGACTAAAATACCTAACTTTTTTAGAATTGTAACCTCATCATTTTATTGTGAACCAGTTGTTCAGAATTTAACAAATACATCACAAAAGGCGATTAGATATAGATATGTTGAAAGTTCATCAAACTTACTTTTTTGTACCCTTTCACCATCTTCTTCACCTACTAACAAGCCAAATGCAACGCCTTTTATCGGTCAACCTGATCAAAATGTTGTTATAACAAATACATTCTTTAATCCTATAACAACTGAAGTTGAGATAGTAGAACATGACATATCAACATTGGCAATTGCTCTTTATGGTAACCAAACCAAATCTATTGATGATGGAATTTACACAATCTATGATAGTGCTAATAACATTTACAAACAATACAATTTATTTGAAGTACGTGATCAATTTAATGAGTTATTATATGAGGTTAGACAAGATAGAAATAATAACATTGATTTTAGCAAAAGTTTTAACAATATAGTATAACGATGGCGGTAACAAAATATACGTGTCCACCCCAAACCCCAAGCGGTCAGGGAACTTTTTCGGACAACTTAGTTGGTTTACAACTTGTTGACGGGGGAGGTTTTACGCAGGCAAATTTTGAGTTTACTACATCAATAACCGAAAAACAGGATAGAAATTTTTCAATCGGAGCATTTTCTGAACCAATATCTTTAGATAGTTTAAATATCCAAAGTATTACAGAATCAAGATTAATACAGGCTAATAATTTTAAAGTTTACCCTAATTTTGATTTATCCCAAGTAACTAATTTTACGTTATATGGGTCTTTAGTCAAAAGGATATCAACATCTATTTCACATATAATTAATTTTTTTCCTGCGGCTTTAGAAATTACATCAACACTACCAAATTATAGTACTACTGAAACGGCATTAAACATTCAGTACGATCCTGTTGAGGATGAAACGACATTTGATGTTTTGATTAATTCATTAAGAAACCCGTTTGATATAGATTATAGTTCAAATTCAAATAGAAATTTTGAATTACTTGAAATTGAAGTTTCATCTTTAAGGAATTTCACATTAAATTACCCAAAATATTCATTATTCATTAATGGTGGTGAATATCCTTTTATATTTTATAGTCCATCTAACAACACATCTACGACATTAAATTTTGTTGTTAAAGGTAACCCGTTCTCAGGTAATAGTATTTCTTATGATACGGTACTTATTAGACCTAATGATATGTATGTTAACAAAACATTCAATGAGGCAATGGATGAGGTTGAGCAATTTTTGTTGAACAGATCCATTACCCCGATATACACATCAACGTTTACGGTACCAAGAGAGAATGAAGATGGTACGGTTTATTTAACGACTCAAGCGATCACATTCCCTAAGAATGGTCAATGGAATTTAGATATTACATCATTAGCGTTTGATAATTATCTTACGACTTTGAATGATTTTGCAGCTAACTTAGATTTATATCGTACTAATTTAATATCACGTTTTTTAACAACAGGAGCAATCAAAGAATTTGATACTCCTGATCAAAAAATTGAAAAAGTTTTACAAATATACGGTAGAAGTTTTGACGAAACTAAAAAGTTTATATCGGCATTATCTAACATGAATAATGTTAATTATAATGTAAAAAATGACATACCATCTCAGTTATTAAAAAATTTAGCAATGACATTAGGTTGGGATACAAACATATCTCCAATCACAAATGACCAATTATTAGATTCTGTATTTAGTACGGGCACTAATGAGTTTAGCGGATTATCGGTGGGTATGACACCTGAAGAACTTAATTATCAATACTATAGAAACTTAATTTTAAATTCTGCTTATCTTTTTAAATCTAAAGGTACCAGAAAATCTATTGAAATATTATTAAGATTGATTGGGGCTCCTGAGGCGTTAATTGAATTTAATGAATACATATACATTGCGGATCAGAAAATTAATATTGAGGAGTTTAATGGTCAGTACGCTAATTTATCTGGGGGTACCTATACTCAGCAATTACCAATATTAGATACTACCGATATCTACTCAATACAAGGTCAACAATTTACAGGTTTTACCACGACAAGTATTATAAGTGATGTGAATGTTTTTCCCGAAGACTATCCAATAGATAATTTTGGATATCCGACGATGCCGTCAGTGAGTGATTCATACTTTTTCCAAATTGGAGGAGGGTGGTTTGAATCAACACCACAACATAGAATGCCAGAGCAAGTAGATAGTACTAATAGTGTATTTATTGGATCTAATCCTAATTATCAAACTACATTATTACCATTTAATTATGGTGAACAATATTTACAAAGATACAGAACTTTCCCTTATATGACTTTAGGGTATAAACTACGTAGAGTGGTGGATAATAAGAAAAGTTGGACCGATACTGATGATGGTTTAAGAACTAATTTTGATGGTGGGTTTAATGCGTATTATCCTGTTGGTGATGACAAATTGGTGGTTAATGTTAAGAATGTAGACATATTTATGAATCCGGCTCAAGGGTTAGTTTATGATGTATGGACAATGTCAAGACAATATAATTACCCAATTCCAAATGAAGGTTTAAATTATATTGAACCAACACGTTGTAACCCAACTCCAAACACTCCTTATCCGGAAAGAGGTGGGATTGATTGGACTGAAATAAAACCAAAACCAAAAGAAAAAACATTCTTTGAATTTGCGCAAACTTTTTGGCATAACACAATTAATGTTAGAAATAGACAATTTATTACCGATGGTAAAACAGGTGGTTACCCAACCCTTCAATCTATATATTGGAAGTATTTGGAATCAGGTCAAGCAATCAATGTACCTAACGATAACTTTACATATCAAACAATGATTGATTATGTGAATGGTTTGGGAACTTATTGGATAAAATTAATTGAACAAATGGTACCTGCAACCACAATATGGAATACGGGAACCAAATTAGAAAATTCAATTTTCCACAGACAAAAGTTTGTATGGAGAAGACAAATGGGTTGTCAACTTGTTCCAGTACCTTGTGATCCTTGTTATGCAATTGGTCAGTTAGTGCCTTTTGATTGTCCAATACAATCTGTTAATTGTCCTATTTACCCTTGGGGTTCTGACCCTCTTATTAACTCATTTGGGTCTGTTTTAGGACAAGTTTTAACTACATATTTAGATAATAATGGTTATGATTTGAATAACGATTGTTTGGCGAATACTATAACATCTGAATGGTATGTTGACGTGAGATTAAATGGAACTCAAATAGTGGACTACAAATTTTTTGATGGATATGGTTATTCTGTTAGTGGAACAAGTTTTCCGACTCAAGTAAATTGGTTAAATGCACTTTATGATTCATTACCACAAATGATTAATGAAGGTTTAACATTTAATATTGATGAAACAACCAATATTGTGACTATATATAATAATAATTGTGTTTCTCTTAATGATGAAAACAATTTGGAATTAAATGTGGGGATAAATTTTGACATAACTTGTAATCAATAATGGGGTTAATTAATATAAATGGGTTTTCCATAACTGGAGATTGTACAAACGAGGGATTAGGCGAAATTATTTTTTCGGTAACAGGAGATAGTCCTAATTGGTTAGTTACTGAAACTCCCACCGCAGATGTTAATTTACCAACATCTGCATTAACTGTATTTGATAATGTTTATTATTACTCAGGTTTAAGTGCCGGTAGTTACTTTTTAAATGTCTATGACTCAACATATACTAATTATATTGTTGTTAATTTCTATATATCTTCGGGTACCTGTGTATCAATTAATACGACAGACACTACTTGTGGATTTGATAATGGGGGTATAACTGCGACAACACAAACGGTATATGGTAACGGTGGAACCTTTACGTTATATGATATTAATGATAATTTCATCTCAAGTGGAACTTCAGTAAGTAATGAATATGTTTTCCCACCTGTACCTTCAGGAATTTACTACGTTATTGCCAATGACGGTGGTGGATGTACAGGTTGTAGTGAATCATGTGTAGTTAGAGAGTCATTTCCATTTGATTATGGTTATTACGTTGTTAATGACGGAAGTTGTATAGGTAGTGATGGTAGTGGTAAAATATTTTTAACGGGTTTATCAGACCCAAGTCTATATACTGTTAATTGGTTAACGAGTGTTAATGGTCAAACAGGGACTACGGTGACAGGTTTGACTGAAGGTTTATACAACGTTCAGGTAACTAATCAGGATGGTTGTGTATCAACTAAAACAATAACAGTTACCGGGGTAGATCCGTTAGGAATTGGTGGTTTTATGACATATCCACCAACTTGTTTCACTAATGATGGGGAAATAACCATTATTATTACGGGGGGTACTGCGCCATATTATATTGGATGTTCAAACGGTGATAGCGCGATAATTTTTAATAATGAATATACATTTACTGATTTATTTTCGGGAACGTATAATTTTAATATTATAGATGCTGGTCTCTGTAAAGTGTCGGGAACAACATCTATTAATACGTCAAATAGTTTTCAAGTATTAAGTGTTGATACGACAAATTCAATGTGTAATGACAATTCAGGATCAGTTACAATTACGTTAATTGGATCAGGATATTATACGTATAGTTTAACGGATTCATTACATGATACAACAAGTTTTGGTCCTACAACTAATATAGTTCAAGTATTTGATACGTTGTCTTCAGGTGATTATGATTTAGTTATTACCGATGGAGTTTGTGATTATGAAACAACAATTACAATTCATAATACTGAAAAATTTACAATCTCGGCTATAACTGAAGATACTACTTGCGGGTTAAATAATGGGTCAATACAATTATTAGCAAGTACAGGTGGAACTTTACCTTATCAATATGAAATAACAGGTTTTCCACCATCCTCAACGACTACATTTAATAATTTAGCGTCTGGTAATTATGTTGGAACAGTTACAGATAATACGGGTTGTTCTCAAAGTTTAAATATATTTGTTAATAACTCTAATGGTGTCTTTTTTGATTTAGTTGTTGACCAACCAACAAGTGGGGATAATGGTCAAATTGAAACTATTATATATGACGGAACACCTATATTCACCTATGATTGGAGTCCTAATGTTAATGGTCAAACAGGGACTACGGTGACAGGTTTGACTGCGGGTACCTATAGTTTAGAGGTAACAGATTCAAGTGGATGTACATTAACAAAAACTGTGACTTTATCAGGTACTGAAAAAAAATTAAGTTATCAAACATATAATATATGTAATGATAATTTCCAAAATACTGGAATACTCGGTAAAAGAGGTATGCAACAGATGTTAACCGAAGGGTTTAAAGATTTAACATATGATGATACAGGATGTATTTTAAATACTGCAAATTTTATTGCGGATGTAACAGTTGATGGAGAAAACACACAACAATCATTTTATGTATCGTCAGGTTTAACTGATTATCCTTCAGATTATGTGTGGGGTGAAACATTAACTGAACTTTTACAAAGTTATAGCGGAATTAGTAAAGTTGAAATTAATTACTCAACTAATGAGATTAAAATTTATAACAAATGTGTGGAAATAGACGGGTGTCAACCTGAAACAATTTATTATTTGTCTGATGCGAATATTGTAATTAATCTAAAATTAGAATACAATATTTCTTGTCAACAATGTATTACAACCCCAACTCCAACCCCAACTCAAACTTTAACTCAAACTCCAACACAAACACAAACGCAAACTCCTACACAAACCCCAACTCAAACTTTGACTCAAACACCAACTCCTACGCAAACACAAACGCCAACACCAACTCAAACTTTAACTCAAACACCAACTCAAACACAAACACCTACGCTAACCCCAACTCAAACTTTGACTCAAACACCTACACCGACTCAAACAGAAACTCAAATACTTACACCTACACCTACGCCAACACCGACCCAAACTGAGACTCAAACGCCTACGCCAACACCAACTCAAACAGAAACTCAGACTCCTACGCCAACACCAACCCAAACAGAAACTCAGACTCCTACGCCAACACCAACCCAAACACCAACACCAACTTATCCTGATACGGAATTTTTACAACTACAAAATATTATTGGTACAGATCCAATGATTGTGTCTTTTAAAACCGCACCAGATAGTAGTTTTAATATAAATTGGGGGGATGGGTCATCAGAATTTGTTAATATAACTGATCCACCGTACAATCCTACTTTTAGTGCGTATACCTATACTCATAATTATGTAGGTAGTTTAAACACTGCGATTTTTGAAGACTTCCGAGTGTCATCATCATTATCAACTGACAATATTCGTGAGATTTATTTAGCAAATGTTTCAGATATTATTGAAAATGTTTATACTTTTAGTGCATTTACTGCTTCAACTAAATTAACTTTAACGGCTTGTACTTTAACTGAGTTCAATTCTAGCTTACCTAATACTCTTGTGAGATTTTACATATATAACAATTACGCACCATCAACTCAATACTTTAATTTTAATCCAACAACAAACTTAGCATTATTACCTAGTTTTGTAGAGTTAATTATTTCAAATACTGATATGTCAGGGTTTACATATGATTTTTCAGGAAGTAGTTCATTACAAACTCTTCAGTTAACTAGTAATAATAGTTTAACAAACTTGAATATGACAGTTCCGACAGGGTCATCGTTTTTTCAATTTTGGGTATTCGGTAATACTTCGTTATCGGCATTAACAGTTAATAATAATTTATCGGATTGTATAAATCTTAATGATATACGAGTATATGGAAATACAGCATTAACAGGTTGGACTTATATATTACCAGTGGCTGCAGATAACGTACAATTAAATTCAAATAGAATCCGTAATTTTGACATTGATTTATCGGCAAATACAAATTTAACTGATTTAAATTTAAATAGTAATCTTGTTTTAAGTTCATTCACAAATAGTATATCTGCATGTACATCATTGACAGATTTAAGATTAGATAATAACAACTTAACGACATTACCTCCGATATTCCCAAATAGTATTCAAACATTAAGATTAGAATCAAATGATATAACGGGATACACAAGTAACTTCCCTACTAGTTGTGTTTATTTTGATATGAGTGATTCTGTAGCGAGTTTACAGACTGTTCCCCAATGGTCGGTAGATTTAACGGGAGCAACGTCATTACAAACTTTCAATTTAAATAGTGTTGGGTTATCAGGATGGACAACACAATTCCCATCATCAATTAAAACAATAAGTTTTAGAAATAATCTTTTAACTGATTTTGATTTTAATTATACTACAGGTGCTACATCAATAGATTTATATTTCAACCAATTAACTGGAACAACAAATTTATCGGGACACACTTCTTTAACTGGTTTAACAATAGGAAGTAATAACTTTACAGATAGTTCTCCAATACTTGGAGGTGACTTCCCACCAACTTTAAGAACATTTGACATTGGGGGGTCACCATTATTAACAGGATGGACGACAACATTCTCAGCAATGACCAATATGTTGTCATTAAATTTCCAAGGTACCAAACTTAAAACTGCGGCGGTAGATTACATTTTAGATGATGTTGCAACTATAGCGGTAGCAAATAATTTATATAATAAAACACTTAATTTATCCGGTACTCCTCCAAACCAACCAGAATCCCCAACGGGAGGTGTGACTAATGCTGATTATATATTACTTACAAGTTCACCATATAATTGGACAGTAACTATAACCCCATAATAAATTCACTTTTAGTTATTATCTAATATCTTTTACTTTATGGGAGATATTCTTTTTGTTACTGCACAACCTGACGTACCTTATTTTCATTGGCAAGTAAAATTGTATACTCATAATTTTATTGAGAAGGGAATTAAACCTTGTCAGATCCATGTTATTTTTGGATTACAAAAAAAACAACAACCATCACAAGGGGCATTAGAATTATGTGATTACGGATTTAATGTTCATTTTTATGATGATGATCGTGAGAACAAATCATACATACCAAGTATAAAACCATATCTAATTTATCAATGGTTAAAAGAATATCCTGAAAACGGTAAATTATTTTTCTTACACGATTCTGATATCATCTTCAATAGATTACCAAATTTTGATAAATTACTTAATGATAATGTATCTTATTTATCTGACACGATAGGCTATATTGGTTACGAATACATTAAAGATTGTTGTGATAGATATGAGAAACAACATCCAACATCAAACAAAGAACAGTTACTCCAAGAGATGTCAGATACAATAGGTATTGATGTTGATCTTATAAAACAAAATCAAGAAAATTCGGGTGGAGGTCAATACCTTATCAAAAATACGGATCCACTATTATGGGGTAAGATTTATGATGATTGTACACCATTGTATAACCAAATGTTAGATTACCAAAGAAGATTCCCCATTAATCCTGGTCAAATACAATTTTGGACTGCCGAAATGTGGTCATTATTATGGAATATGTGGAACTCAGGGTATGAAACAAAAATCACAAATGAGTTAGATTTTTCATGGGCAACTGATAGTATTGATATTTATAATCAAAAACCAATACTACATATGGCAGGTGTGACTGACCAATTAAGAACTACGAAATTTTATAAGGGAGATTTCATAAACAGAAATCCGATTGAGGATTTAAGGAATGACATTAATTTCTTTAATTATGTGGACAAAAATAGTTCTACGATTAAATATATTGAAGTAATGAGGTCATTTTTGGAAAAAAATAAATAACTGATTATTTATTAGTAATGGGAACTCAACCGATATCAGTAAAACCAATAAATGAATGTGCGATAGTTACGTTATTTCCAATGACGGCTATATGTGATAGTGTTAATCCAAGTACTCCACAATCCTATGATGGATCAGTAAGTGTTATGGTTAGTGGTGGTACTCCACCATATAATATTACTTGGGAAGAAGGTGGATTAGGACCAACAAAATCTAATCTTGGTGTTGGAGATTACCGAGCAACCATTGTTGATTTTTATGGTGATTTTACGGCAAATACAATATGTAGTTTAACCGCAGAAACAAGTACAACCACAACCTCCACATCAACAACTACATTACCTGTTTACGAGGATTTATGTATGTACTTTACGGACAACAATGGTCCAAATTCAGAAACACATCAGTTTTTATTTAATGGATATTTAAATGGAAAACCTACTTGGATATCTGATGATGACTTATATAATATATATTGGAGTACAGGTACTACAAATCAATGGTTAGTTGACGGGTGGAGTAATGGTATCATTTACAATTCAAATACATCCGTACCACCATTAACGGGGTGGCAATTCTTAGGTGGTAGTTATTCAGGGACATTTACTATTACCGTTTCTGAGGGAACTTGTGTGGATAATCCTATGGTTAATATATTAATAAGTTACCAATCTCCAACCTGTGGTAGTAATGGTAGTATTATTGTGACGGCAAATGGAGGAACACCATCGTACCAATACTCAATTAATGGAGGAACAACATACCAATCAAGTCCTGTATTTAGTAATTTATCAAGTGGTATATATAGTGTTAAGGTTAAGGATACAAATGATGTAGCAACAACACAAAGTGTTACTTTATCAGGGCCACCACCTAATCAAACTTATCAAATAGCATTACTTTTAACGGGTCCTAACTCTTTTAACATAAATGTAACTCCTACATTACCAAGTGGGGTATATATCACTTTTGATTTAAAACATAATAGTGTATTTAAATTAGCACCTTCACCAACCGTGGCGGTATATAATAATGTTGTCACGGTTAATGTTAATGGAAATCCGATTGCGACTCCATCACCTATGTTAAGTACAACCGCAACATTTAACCCTTGTGATTCGGGGTCTATATATACTAAAACAAATATCACTACATGGACTACGTTAACGTTTAATCCAACAAGTACCATGAGCGGTACTTTTACAAATAATATAAGTCCGATAACACCTTTAGTTAATTGTTATTCGGTTAGTGGGTCAAGTGAATTAGTTATTACAAATGCAAAATTATATAACTGTGATTGTTGTAATATAACAATAAAAAACTCTAACCCTATTAGGATTTAAAGTATTGAAGTTAGAGGATAAAAAAATTATAAATAAACTATTTATTGATTAGATGAGCTATATATTAAAAAATACATCAGGGTTAGTTAACACTAGAATAACTGACACAGGAAGATTAAAGTTATCACAAGGTAATTTTAACATTTCATATTTCCAAATTGGGGATAGTGAAGTGTCGTATAATGAATTACCAAACACTTACAATCAATTTAATAGTGTAGTTTTAGAACCAAGTTTTAATAGTCAAAATAGTGCCGGATCTCCTGAATCAAACAAACAAAATATTAAATATCCATATTATGTGGATGATAATAATAGTAATACATATGGAATTCCATTTATGGATTCTGTTATTGAACCTGTTTATAATAGAGCTCCATTAAGAGGATTTTTCACAGGTAATACAACCGCAAGTACGGTTAATTATAGTGCGTTTACAGGATCAAAGTATGTTGTAACGTCCAATTACATTGTTGATATGTCAACATTAAATGGATCAAATCAAATAACAATAATCCAAGATATATGTGACCCAACAAACACTAATAAACCAAGTGTTGGAGATTTCATTACAATTTATTATGATGGTTTAGCGAAATATGATTGTTCTTGTATTAATTTACCTACACCAACACCAACGGCAACAATAGGTACAACTCCTACATTAACTAATACTCCCACTGCGTCAAATACTAATTCTGACCCATGTGCGTCTCCAACACCAACACCAACTCCATCGGCAACACCTTGTTTGACACCATCAAACAAACCTGTTTGTCCTATACCACCTGATCCGTCATGTGTTAAACCTGTTCATTCATGTTTTCCTATATTGACATATAGGATCGTTGATATTTGTGAGAATAATGTGACTTTGGATAGACCAACGCCTAATTATGTTGGATTAAGTTCTAATTGTTTTGGTAGAGTATTGGTATACCCACCAAATATGACTACACTATATGATAGTATCACACCTCGTCCACATTGGGCGGATGATGTTATCAATTTTGAATCTATTTGTGATATTGATCAATTTGATGTTAAAGTATGGAATATGAATATTCCTTGGACTGAGAGTCCTGCGGGATTAAGATCTACTGAGTATGAAGATTATACTTATTTTGGTTCCATTGATTATATTGGTAGTAAAGAATACTTTGGTTATAACTCAACCTCAGGTCAGACAGATACAAGTTATACGTATTATTACAATTCATTTGATGAAATTGTTCAAGTTAAACCTGAAGAACAAAAGGCAATTGCTATAATTCATTATACAAACCAAACTATAGATTTCTTTTATGGTGAGAAATTTGCGTTAGAACCATATAACAATTCAAATCCTGATGATACGACAGGACAAGCAAGAAACTTTAAATTACATATGCCAACATTAATGTGGCATAAAAATCCTGAGTGTTGTTATGGTCAAACATTTTGGGTTGATCCTCCGGGATTTGATGGGAAAGATTTATTCCAAGTTGAATATATTAAGTCAACTAAGAATACTGATATGAATCAACCTGGTATTCGTTATTATCACTTGTGGGACACTAATGCAAATGCAGATGGGTTACCAAGTAGAGTGGGTAAAGTATTCCCTGATAGTAAGTTAATTATTATTGATGACGAAGAAATAATCGCAGCATTATCATATAAATCAAATAGAAACTGGACATTAACGGCACCTCAAGTATCGTTAATTACTCCTAATACTTGTGGTGTAACCACCGCAACAACTGATGGTATTTTAACAGGTAGTAATGAAACAATGTATGTAACTTATATGTTGGGTAACTCTTATAATTTTACTAATTCATTACATTCTAATTATTATTCTAAAATTACCGGTAATAATAATGATTGTAATCCTGACACATCTAAAAATGTGGCGGTTAGATTTGGTGCTGAATTTAAATGTTTAACACAACCTGGTTATAGTCCTTTAACGACAACAACAACTACACATCCATTATTAACAACAACAACTACTTATTTACCGTTAACAACAACAACAACACTTTGCCCTACATTTTGTGATACACCTAATGGTTTCTTCGCAACTAAATTCCAAGTGATTGCACAAAAAGTAGTGACAGGACAAAGACCTGATCCATCTAAATGGAGAGTTATTGATTATACTAGTTCATTAACCGCAACTACTATAAATGGGTATATTACTGAAGAAGGTTTAACAGGAACTACATTTGTTATTACCCCTGATCTTTATAATAACGCACCGTATTACAATTTAAATAATTATATTCCATTAACACCACTTGGTACCACAACACCAAATCTTAATTTTGGTGACGAGTACTTTTTCTACGGAGCGTTTGAAAGTGATATTCAAGCGACAATATATGAGATGAGGTATAAAGTAAATTTAAGTTTTGCTGAATTCCAAACCACAACAAATCCTACGTGGAAAAAAGGTGGTAATTCTTACATTACTGAAATTGCGTTACTTGATAGTAATAAAGATGTTATGGTAATTTCTAAGATGCAATCACCTGTATTAAGACAAGGTATCCAACAGTTCGTTGTTAAGTTAGATCTATAAAACTTTAGTTTTATCTTCTTGTCATTATATTATAATAAAACAATCTTTGTATGAGAACACCAATTAAAAATTCGCCCAAAGTTTTGGGTTTAGATATATCAACCAAGACAATAGGGTGGGCACTTTTTGACATTCAAACTCAAGAACTATTGGAATTAACTCATGTTTCGCCAAGACCTAAAAATAAAGATACTGAGGAGAATAAAATGTTGGAATTAATCTTAAAATCTGAGGTATTCAAAACAAAATTAGAAGATTATAAGAAATTAGGTATTGTTAGTGTTATTATTGAAGAACCATTATTAAATTCTAATAATGTTTATACAATCCAAACATTGTTAAGATTTAATACTTTAATTTGTAAAACAATTTATGATGTTTTAGGTATTGTACCTGAATTCATATCTACTTATAACTCAAGAAAATTTGCATTTCCTGAGTTAGTTCAAGAAAACGATAAAAAGAAATACGTTTTATTTGGAGGACTCCCTAAAGACATTGATAAGAAAATGATTATATGGGAATTGGTTGCAAAAAAAGAACCTCAGATCCAATGGCAATATACAAGAAATAATACTTTGAAGAAAGAAAACTTTGACCAAACAGATGCTTATACTTGTGTTTTAGGTTACATGAGAAGTAAGGAAATTTGGAAATAACCTACTTAAAAATACTGTTAATATAGATATCGTCTAAAAAGACGATATTTTTTTTACCTAATAATTTTAAAGACAAAGACCAATATTGGTGATCACAACAAATTTTGATGTGGATGTTGGTAATATTGATGAACATATTTTTAATGATGAATAACCATTAATATTTACTTCCGTTAGAGTACCGGTACTACATGGACTATATGTAAATGGTTGAGGACTAATATATGAGTTCTCAATTAAATAGGTGTAACAAGTTGGTGTGGGTTTTGTTGGGGTAGGTGTTGGAGTACTTGTCATTGTTGGTGTGGGAGTCGGAGTATTTACAAAAACACATTGTGAACACACACCTTCTGATTCAGGTCCTAATATATCTGTTAAAATTATAGTACTAACACCGGCAACATCACTAACAAACCCATCATAGGTTATACAAGTTGAAATTCCATTAACAAATGATTGATACACATAACCTTCAGATGGAGTTTCACCAAAAGGATCTAAAACAACGTCTGTTGTATAATAAAAGAATCCTGTATTACATTCCTTAAAACGTTTACTACCATTACATCTAATATAATCATCAAATGTGTTGAATACCACCGATCCGTCAAAATTACAATTATATTGTGGTGATGCGGTTGGCGTTGCAATCATTTTAGCATTTGTTGCGGTAGGTGTTGGTGTTAAAACATTTGCGGTAACGGATATTCCTTTACCACCACAAATTTCGGTTGACGTTGGTGTTGGTGTGGGGGTTGGTGTTGGAGTTCCTGTAACGGTTGCCGTTGGGGTTATAGGTAACTCACAATCAAACACCACATCAAAAGATATTGGTTGACAATAATCAGTTGGTGTAGGAGTTGGTGTTGGACAAGGACCTCCATTAAAGAAATCTTCACATAAATCAGGGCACTCAGTATAACAAGGAGATGGCCCAAATAAAAGACATTCACCATCTAATGCGTCTGACAAACACCAACGATTATCAGTTGATGAAAAATAAATAAATAATCCACTTGTTGAACCGTACCAAAATAATTGACTATTCCATGTTCCACCACTTAGATATGTATCATCATAAGTAACATCACCTGTGTTAATACAATAGTATTCAAACGGACATGGGATTGGGGGTGGAGTTGGTGTCTGTGTTAGTGTTGGTGTTGGTGTTGGTGTATTTGGTACTATTACAATATCTGCACATTCTGGAGCTTGTGACGCTCCAAATATTGTATTTGGTGCGTTTTGTGTAAATGTTAGGGTGTATGGTGATGATAATGAAAAATTATATATGGCCCCATTACTATTACAAACATATAAATCACCTGATGTCATAAACATCCCCCAAGGGTTTGCTATTGTGGGACTAACTAATACATCCACCTCAATATTTCCTGTTGTGTAGTCATGTTGGGTTATATATCTATTTGCGCCTGATCCATTATATGAACAAATTAATTTATTAGGTGGTGAATAAGTGTAAACCATATCGCCAGCAATAACTCTTCCTGATGGCATTGGAAATTTGGTGGTAAATACTGCGGTTGAAGTTGTTATATCTATTTCAATTATATTACCACCAAGACTACTACTTACTAATGTTGTATTATCAATTACGCCTAAACCATCACCAATCGGAGACGGTAGAGTTATATTTCTACTAAACGATGCGGAAAACGGACATAACGTTATGTCGTACTCCTTAAGTATAGTTCCACTATACATCCATAATTTTGTGGTTGTATGGGCAATATCACTAGAATTTAGAGTTGGTGTAAAATAAGATGTGATATTTCTAGTTGTATTTGTTGAAAATACATATCCATATATTAAGGTACCGGCATTAAAAATAATATCACAAGTGTCCAAACAATATGGTGATGTAGGTGTTGGTGTACTTGTTAACGTTTGTGTAGGTGTAGGTGTACTTGTTAGAGTTTGTGTAGGTGTTAAAGTTGGTGTTGGAGTTAACGTTTGTGTGAGTGTCGGTGTCGGTGTCGGTGTTGTACAAGGTGTAATAGTTAGTATTTTGTTGTTAATAAGATAAGTGTTAATACCATTAGAAAAATATAAATTACTTACCGACAGTAGAGTTGTGCAAGATGGGTCCGTAAATATTCCTTGACCAAGATTTAAACTATCACCATATACATTAATTGTGAATGGTCCCGAACATAACCCTGCCGGACTTGCATTCCCAGCTGTAAAAACTCCTAAAAAATTACACGCCATTATATATTAATATTTTCTGTTATCACACAATCATTATCATCAATCACTTTAACCACAAAATCTGTAAATGAGGAAAAAATTGATGGAATCATAAAAGAATATGGTAAATCACCACTATTAATAGTTGACACATAAACACAAGTTGTGTATCCTGTGTCACACACGTAAACATCATAAGGTGATATTCCGGTAATAGAAGTGATTGTAATGTTTGTATCCATATATTTTTATTCTATTGTATAAATATAGTAGGAATGAAAAACTTGTGTAGTTGATTAAACGAAATAATTTATCTATACTTTAAAGGATGGAAGAAAATGACGCGATTGTAGAATTATTAGAGGATCTTTTGGGTGACCACGGACTCCACTACCCCAATAAGGGTCAGATATCCTTCAATTGTCCCGTCTGTGATGAGGATAGAAATAAACATAATTTAGAAATAAATTACGTTAACAATGTTTATAAATGTTGGAGTTGTGGTGATATAGATGGTACCCATGGGTCTTTGGGTAAACTTTTTGATAAGTACGGAAACAAGAAATTAAAGAAACTATATAACGTCTTAAAACCTGAGACGGTACAACCAAGACAAAAAAGAACAAAAAAATTGACACTCCCTGAGGGGTTCACTTTATTCACTGAGTCAAGTCCGGTGTATCCAGTGAGAAGACAGGCGTATAATTACTTAAAAAGTAGGGGAATAACGGATGAAATCATTAAAAAATATAATATTGGTTTTTGCGATCGTGGTAGTCATACAGGTCGCATTGTTGTACCATCATATGATGGTAAAGGAGAACTAAACTATTATGTTGCTCGTAGTTGGGACACAAAAAGTAAGTTTAAATATAAAAATCCTGAAGCCGAGAAAGACAAAATTATTTTCAATGAAAGATTGATAGATTGGGATAAAGACATCTATTTGGTTGAGGGTGTATTTGATGGATTTTTCTTAGACAACTCAATCCCAATGTTGGGTAAACATATGTCAGAAATCCTATTTGAAAAAATATATACCAAGGCAAAGGGGGATGTTATTATTGCTCTTGATGGTGATGCTTGGAGTAATGCAATTAAATTATATCGTGAACTAAATGGTGGTGAGTTATATGAACGTATTAAGATTGTTCATTTACCTATGGACCAAGATGTTTGTGATTTAAGAGGAAATATAAACGAATACTTCGTAAAATTAAAAGATTAATGGATTTAAAGAAAATATCGGAAGAGATTAGGGAAATCATCTCAGAAAAACAAAAAGAGTTCCAACTAACGTTTGAGGAAGATTCTCATAAATATACAATGTTAGATGCTAACGGTAATTTAAGAATTGACTTACCTTCAGTATCAAAAGTTATGAAATTATTCTATGAGGAATTTGATTCTGAGGGGATATCGTATAGAAAGGCAAACGGAGATCCATATGAACAACAACGATTGTTGGAGGAGTGGGCAAATGCCGGAACTTACTCAACAAATATGGGTTCTCGTGTTCACTTCATATTGGAAAATCACACATTAGAGGAATTTGGTATTCATAAAGAAGTAAGACAACCAATTTATGAATGTGATGCCGAACAGGTTGTTAAAGGAGATACAATGGTTATCGCAGGTAAACGATACATTGACTTACTTAAAGAACGTAATTGTTTTTTACTTGATACGGAGATGGTTTTAGGTCATCCTGAATTGGGTTATACTGGACAACCTGATAAAGTATGGTTAATTGTTGGTACCAATGGTGATCTTGGTATTTTGATTACGGATTGGAAGACAAACAAACCTAAAAACTTTGAGAAGAATAAGTTTACAAAACAAATGAAAAAACCATTTGAAGATTTGCCCGATAATGCTCTTGGACACTATAATACTCAGTTACCATTTTATGGTAAATTATTATTAAAGATGTTAGAGGGTACCAAATATGAGAACATTAAATTGATGGGTTGTATTGTTGTTTTATTAACAGAAGAACGAGAGTTTGTTGAACATAGAGTTTCAAAGAAAACTATTAATACGGTACTTGAAATGGATATGAAAAAGTATTTGACAAAATAAATAAAATAAACTATATTATATTATGGAAATGACAATTACATCAGTTTGGTATACAAATACTAGTTGGGACACTGAAACAATAAAAATAAACGTAAATTATATTATAAAATGAATGATGATAATATCATAAGACCTAAGATTGATCTTAGGCAACAACCAACTATCGTTTGTGAGGAGTGTGGTTCAAAATTCTTCAAAGAAGTAACTATGTTGAAGAAAGTTCCTAAATTATTAACAGGAAGTCCGGATGATACAATCGTACCATTCCCAACGTATATGTGTAATAATTGTGGGTTTGTAAATGAAGAATTTTTAATATTTGAATAACATGACATATAAAGAATTTTACTTTTGGTTAGAAGGATTTATGACCAATAGAGATTGGACACTGATTAAACAAACTGATATTGAAAGTATCCAAGACAAAATGAAAGAGGTGAAGGATGAAATTCCTTCATTAGGTGGAAAACAACGACCTGATTGGATGGTACCAATACCTGTTAACCCATTTACACCAAATGGTACTGGAAACCCTACTCCGCCTTGGACAATAACTTGTAATACAAAAACACAATTAAATGACTAATAACAATAAAATATTAATAATGATTGGGACATTTCTTTTAGGACTTGCCTTAGGTAGTCTAATTGAAGATTCTAGACCTACTAAAGTAATAACGGTAACTGAAACCGATACCACTTTAGTTAATAAAATTGAAGATCTTGAAGAACAAAACGAATTACTTTTAGATGAGCTACAAATGAAAGAAGGTGAAATCAGTTATTGGGGTAGAAAGTATGACGAAGAAAAAAACAAAAAGTAATGATAAATAAATTAGTACATTTCTCCGATTTACATATCAGATTATATAAAGATCACGATTTATACCGTTCAATTTTAGAAACTGCAATTGAACAATGGAAAGAATTGAAACCTGATCGTATTGTTTTTACTGGTGATTTAGTTCATTCTAAAAACCAAATGACACCTGAACTTATTGAGTTTGTTGCTTGGATTTTAAAGGAATGTTCTTATATAAGTAAAACAATTATTATACCGGGTAATCACGATTTCTTGGTAAACAATACCGAAAGATTGGATGCGCTTACACCTATCATTGACTCTTTGAATAATGACAATATTGTATATTACCGAGATAGAGGTGTGTATGAGGATGATAACATCAGTTGGTGTGTTTATTCGCAATACCAAGGAAATATTCCACCTGACATTATTGAAGGTAAGGGAAGAAAGATTGGGTTATTTCACGGACCTATTTCAGGTTTAAAAACAGATCTTGGATTTGAGTTTGGTGAGGAAGCGTATGAAATTGAAAAGTTTGATGGGTTGGAAACCGTATTATGTGGTGACATTCACAAACGAGCTGAGTTCCAAATTAAAGGTGGTAAAGGTTATATGATTGGATCAACTATTCAAAACAACATTGGTGAAAGTATTGGTAAACATGGATATGGTATATATGATGTTGAAACAAAAGAATATAACTATGTTGACTTACCAAACCCAAAACCATTTTTAAAGTTCTCCATTAAATCATTTGAAGATATTGAGAATGGAACAGAAAGACTCCAAAATATTTAATAAAACAACAATGCAGGCAGTGTCTGCATTTTGTGAAGCAAACAATATTGAGGATAAGGACGATTTCATATACCTTTGTTTCAAACAAGGGTTTGACATCAAGAAGTTTGGTCTTTTGGGAGAAACACTTAATGAAGGTGAAAAACACTTAAAAACGGGTGTGATTGAAGAAAAACAGGTGGAAATTGAGGTAATCAGAGAAATACGGGTGGAAGTTCCTGTTGAAAAAATAGTTGAACGAATTGTTACTGTAACTGATGACACTAAGATAAATGAACTGTTGTTAAAAATACAACAGTTGGAAAATAAACCTCCTGAAACTGTTGAAGTCGTTAAAGAAGTTGAAAAAGTTGTCACAAAAGTAGAATATATTTGTGACAAAACGGGTGAGAATGAACTGTTCGGAAAAATAGAACAGTTGGAACAAGAAATTTCCACTAAAGACAATGAATTAACTAAACAACAACAATTATTTTCCACTAAGACGACAGAAATAGAAAATATTTTCCAAAATGAAATGTCTAAAAAAGAAGAAGAATTAGACGAACTTAGACATTCTTTAGACGAACTTTCAGTTGTTGTTAAAAATGAAACAACTGATAAATTAAAAATGATGTCAACGACTTTACAGAATTTGAGGAATGACTTATCATTGAAAAACGATAAAATAACTGAATTAGAAAGAATAAACCAAGAACTACAAAAAACGGCAAATTTACAAAATGCCATTTATATGAAAGGTTCCAATTTAAATAGTAGAATATGACACAATTAGTAATGTTTATGATTGCCGCCTATGGGATGACGACAATCTTAGTATATGGATCTATCTTTAACGGATTAAGAGATAAAATTAGAAAAGCGGGTAGTGATAAAGGTTATTTTTTAACTAGACCAATATTTAAGTTCATTTCTGACTTAATATCTTGTATGTTATGTACAAGTACTTGGATTGGATTTTTCTTTTCATTATTTTATTTTTCACCATCACATGAATTCATTGGACTTAGTAAGTTTTTATCCGTATTTTTTGATGGTATGTTGTCCGCAGGGTCAGTATGGGCAATAAATGCGATAATAGAATGGTTTGAAGAAAATAGACCATCAAAAGATTAAAAATAAATAACAAATAAATAAAAACAAATATGCCAAAGTCAAAATTAAGAGGTGGGGCGAAAGCACACAGAACAAAAATTGCAAAAAGAAACAAACTTATTAGTCAGGAGAAATCAGGAATGCAAAAAGCGTTTGATAGATTAATGGAGGAACAAATACAAAAATTAAAAAACGGTGAAGGTTTAAGTATAGAGTCGTCGGGTAATACAATACCATTTGAAGTTTTTGATAAAGAACATTTAGATTCAATTGTTGATTTCAAAGGAAGACACCCTGAATTATTGATGGGTAATGATGAAGTTGAAAATACTGAAGACGAACAAAAATAATGAATGGACTTGTTCAACCCACCAAAATTATTTAATTACAATATAATGATAAAAGATTTAGATTTTTCAAAGTATGAGAATCCAACAATACAAGTTGTGTGGGAAGATCTACAAGAAAATTTCACACAAGATAAGATTAAGAGTGTTAAACATTATTTCCAAAAGAAATATAACACTACCAATGTGAATGTATTAACTAAGGTTAAAAATGTTGACACAGATACAATGCAAAGTGTTGATGTCTCTGTTAACGTAACTGATGTTAATTATCAACTTGATCTATTAAAGAAATTTTTAGAATCTAAAGGGTATTCTGACTATTCTGATGATATCTTAGGTATTAACAGAATGGTTGAAAACCGTATGAAAGAGGATGAGACTGAAACAACACAATTCAAAAAGTGGTACATCAGGAACATTGAGTTTTCAAACTTTTTATCGTATGGTGAGAATCAAAGAATGGATTTCGATAAATGCAACGGAGTTGTTGTTGTTGAGTCAGATCCACCTAACTTTGGTGGGAAGACCGTTCTTTCTGTGGATTTATTGTTGTTCTTATTCTTTAATGAGACAACAAAGACTACAAAGGCTGAAGAAATTTTTAATAGATTTACCGATAAAGACTCGGTAGTTGTTAAAGGTGAGGTTACAATTGATGGTGAAGATTACATTATCCTTAGAAAGATTGAAAGAAAACTTTCTAAAAAAGGAGAATGGAATGTGAAAACAGAATTGGACTTCTTCAAAAAAATGTCTGATGGTAGTCTACAGAATTTCACGGGGGAACAAAGAAGGGAAACTGAAGCGTTCATTAAAAATTCCATTGGAACCAAAGAAGATTTCTTAATGACCATACTTACAACTGCAACCAATCTTGAGGAGTTATTGGAGTCAAAACCAACCGCAAGAGGACAGGTGTTGTCAAGGTTTATGGGACTTGAGTTTTTAAAACGGAAAGAGGAAGTTGGTAAAGAGATTTATTCTGAATTTAATAAATCAAAGATGTCTAACATTTATAATTCGGAAGAATTAAAAAACGACAACGAATCTTTAACAACGAAAATCGGTGAATTAAATGATCAAATTGATTCTATCAAATTGGAACTTAAAGATATTGATGAAAAAATCGTTAAGGGAAAAGAGTATCGTGATGATATGTTAAAGAAGAAACACGGAGACATTGATAAAGAAATCAGTTTGATGAACCCGGTTAAGACTCAAGAAGAAATCGTTGGTTTTGATAGAGAAAAAACAATGTTCCAACAAAAGTTAGACGAACTTAAAGTTGTTGAACCAAAAGAATTTTATCATGAAGATGATCACGATAAAATTAAAGAGGAATACAATGGTGTGTTCAAATCTAAAATTGAACTTGAAACACAGATCAGAGAAATTGAGAAATTGAAGAGTTCTGTGAGTGATGGTATTAAATGTGAACATTGTGGAATTGAGTTAATGAACGCATCAATTACCCAATCTAAAATTGCTGAACTTGATGGTTATATCGTACATAAAGACCAAAAAGAGGGGTTAATGCAGGTTTTAACAGGCAAAGAACAAGCTTTTGTACAACTTAAAAAAGACTTTGATGAGTATGAAAAAAACAAACTTATCAAAGAAAAATACGAATTGAGTATTGAAAGTTGTGATTTAAAGATTGGTGGTTTAAAAGGTAAGTTGGATCGCTGGGGGGATGTACAGGATAAGATTAAAGAGAACGATCAGATAGATTCAATGTTGATTAAGGCGGATTTACGTTTAGATGAACTTGACCACCTTAAAAGACAAAAAAACACAAACATTACAAACAATGAGTACCAAATAAAAACTTGTAATGAAAAGATTGATAACAATAAAAAGTTAATTGTTAAGATCAAAGAGGAGGAGGAGAAGGAAAGAATATACAAAATCTATATGGAAGCCTTCGGTAAAAATGGACTATCAAAAATCATTATGAAAACAATGATGCCATTGATTAACTCTGAATTGCAAAGATTAATGGAAGATAGTTGTTACTTCAAATTGGAAATTAGAATTAACGATAAGAACGAAGTTGAATTCCTAATGATTGATAATAGTAGTGGTATTGAAAAACTAATGGTGTCAGGGTCAGGTTATGAAAGAACAATTGCTTCACTGGCTTTAAGATCAGTATTAAGTAAGGTATGTTCATTACCAAAACCAAATGTGGTGGTATTTGATGAGGTATTTGGTAAAATCAGTAATGACAACTTAGAAATGGTATCTGAATTCTTCATAAAGATTAAAGATTACTTTGAAAAAATATTTGTTATAACTCACAATCCTATGGTTAGTCAATGGGCTGATACGATCGTTAAAATTAAAAAAGAAAATAATATTTCAAAAGTGTTGTAGTAATAGAATTTTATTTGTATATTTGTAGAACAATTAAAACTAAGATATGAATTACTTACTTTTTGTTTATCACCATGAGGACATGGAAACCCCTAGTGTAACGACTGAAAATATTGGGGGTGAGTTATCAAAGATCATGTCATCAAGTCAAGTTAAATATATGTTTGGCGATAGACACTCAATTTACCACTTTGCAAGTGATTTCTCAGTTGATGAACTTGATGACTTTTTATGTTTAGTATCTGCAGAGTACGATAATTTTAATTATTTGTTGACACAAAAAACTAAAAACGTTTCATCTAACTTTGATCAAGACAACTTATTACATTTACTTACGTTAAGGAATACCAATAAGAAAAAACAAACTCCACCTAAAGATTTTGAATTTAAAATGGATCTTGGTGGTGGTGAGGATTTTTCTCGTATAGCAGACACTATTATGGGTTTGATGTCTAACAAAGGGTGTGAATTGACAATGGATGAACTTTTGGATAAAATCAGTTCCCAAGGTATAGATTCATTGAGTAAAGAAGAAAAAAGTAAATTAGACGAATATTCAAAAAACTATTAATTAAACATATGAAAGACAAAAACACGGGGATCCCAATTAACCAAGAAGAAATTCAATACTATCTAAAAGATATACGTAGAATTAAAGTAATGACACCTGACAGAGAAAAAGAACTGGCGGTGAAGATGAAGAATGAGGATACTCCTGAACACGAGAGAAAGAAAATTGAGTCTGAACTATTAGTTGGTAATTTACGTTTTGTTATCACAGTAGCAAAACAATACCAAAATCAAGGTTTAGATCTATCGGATCTAATTGCTGAAGGTAACTTAGGATTGATGAAAGCAATCAAAAACTTTGATTGGAATAAGGATCTACGTTTTATATCATATGCGGTATGGTGGGTTAAACAATCTATCATCCAATCTTTGAATGATAACTCAAGAACTATCCGTCTACCTGTTAACGTCGTACAAGACCTACACAAGGCTAAAAAAGAAATTGAGGTTACGGGTAAAGAATTAGATTTAAAGTTCACGTCATTACCATCTATGATTGATTTGGATATGACTATCAATGAGGAAGGTGATACGTTGGTTGATATGATTGCTAACCCTGACGCACTTGCTCCTGATGCGGGATTCAACACTAAAGATATGATAAAGAACAAACTTTTATCTTTATTGAATGTCTTAGATGATAGAGAGAAAGTGATCATTGAGGATTACTATGGGTTAAGTGGAACTCCAAGAACACTTGAAGATATTGGAGGAGACTTTGGACTAACTAAAGAACGAGTTAGACAGATCAAGGAAAGAGCTCTTAGAAGATTGAGAAATGAAAGTTCGGAATTATTTGATTACTTATAAAAAATAAAAATATGGGAAGTGTAATTGATTATATTGAATGTTCAAATTGTAAACAAGAAGCGTTTAGCGACTTTTATTACAAAACAGGTGAACAGTATGTGAGTTGTAGTAGTTGTGGATATTTTCATTCACAATATTGGAAAAGAAATAAGGAAGGTAAATTTGAAACATTGGATGGTACCGATAATTATAGTTTTGATAACTTAATAATGGTTGAGGAAGAACTAAAAAATCCTTATGGATCTTACAGACTAAAAACTTACCAATCAGTGGCATCCCAAGTCGGATCATTTGAAACTGAGTTTGATTATAACGAGTTTAAGTTATATCTTATTGACGATGTTGAAATTGAGTCCTTTACGTTGTCAAGATTTGTTGATGGTGAGATCAAAGTTGAAACGTTAATTGATAATGGTCCTAAGGTTGATTCTGCGGGTTTTACGCAAGAAGATAATTTTCTTTAAAAAAGATTTTGCAGATTGGAATAAATGTTATATATTTGTGGAACAAAACGAAACAATTATGACAAACACAGAAACAACCAAGAAAGTAGGATTAGTAGTTAACAAAGGTACATGGGAAGGTGCTAAATGGACATTGACAGGATACCCAAACAAAAACACATTTCGTGATTGGGATAGTGCATATGACTTTGAGGGTTTTGTTAAAAACGTATTAAATATTAGTGGTGATTTTGATTCTGAAACTTGTCAGTTCTACGTTTACTTTGACACCAAACAAAAGGCAACTGCGGCTTTGAACAAGATTGAAAAACATTTCAAAAAAGTAGGTGAAATGTTAGGTTTGTAAGGAAAAAAGATATATATTTGTAAAACAAACGAACAGGGTTGTACCGAGATTACCCTTATAACTCGGCGGAATGAGACACGATGTTCTCAAGGTGAAAATCCTCAATCTTGTCCTGGCGATAAGATGAAATTACACTCCCCCCTTGGTACCGAGGGGGGTTTTATTTTACACCCAAATTACAATTTGATTTTTACCGGTTCTAAAAGGATTTTCACTTGATTCTCTAAATACGGTGAATACTTCTAAGACCCAATTTGTCCCTGAGATATGAACAGGATTTAAAGGGATGGCTAATTCCCATTTTTCTGACTTAACAACAAAAGCTTCACCATCTTTTATTTCACGGTTAACTATTTTTTCTGCGATCTGAGATTTAGCCATCATTACAACCTCTCTAATCTCTCTATTTTCAATAGGCCTTTGATTGTAACCCGTACCTTCTAATTCAGGCCTTGTTGATCTGTCAAAAGCGTGTTTTTTACGATCCACTTCTAAATTAAAGGTAACTTCAATAGAAGTGACTATCTGTGCAATCGTTTTTTCTTGTATTAAAACTCTACGTATTGATTCTCTAAGTAATGACATAATTATATAAATACCTTATATTGATATTTATAAATACATAACAATTATTATGAAAGAAAAATTTTTACCATGGTTTTTATTATTTTGTGCTCTTGGTCTATCAGGAACCGCGGCTTATTATAGTGTTGTGGGGTTATCTGTGGTGTTTGTTGGTGTTGCGTTACCTGTAATCATTATGGGATCGTTTCTTGAGGTATCTAAGATTGCCATAGCAACATACTTACACGATAAATGGAAAGAAACATACGGAGTATTAAAAGTATACCTTACAATTGCTCTTGTGACGTTATCGTTAATTACTTCACTTGGGATCTACGGTTTATTAAGCACTGGGTTTCAGGGGAATATTGCAAAACTTGAGATTAATCAGAAAGAGATTGCAAACGTAGAAGTAAAGAAGACAAGATTTGTGGAGATAAAAGATGAGTTACAAAAAGAAAAAGACGTTTTAGATAAAGACATTTCAAAGTTAAGAGATGGGTTATCTACTAATACCACAACACAAACCGTTGATAGAACTACGGGTCAATTAATTACAAGGGCAAATAATGCTAACCGTAAGTCATTTGAGGATCAATTAAAAATGACAACAGAAAATAGAGATAAAGTATCTACTCGTATTGATGCAATGAATGATAGTATCACTAGATTGGATATTGAAATACTTGATATGGAATCTGCGGAGTTGGAAGGTAGTGAATTAGGATCCATTAAATACATCAGTGAGCTTTCGGGATGGGATGTTAAGAAGGTGGCAAACCTTTTTATATTACTTTTAATCTTTGTGTTTGATCCCTTAGCAATAACTTTGGTTATTGCAACCAATCAAGCGTTTAAAAATAATAAGAAAAAAAATAATACCCCCCAAGTTACCCCCCAAGTTACCCCTCAAGTTGAACCGATAATAATTGAAAAAATTGTTGAGGTTCCTGTTGAGGTAATTAAGGAAGTTGAAAAGATTGTTGAGGTACCTGTTGAGGTAATTAAGGAAGTTGAAAAGATTGTTGAGGTACCTGTTGAGGTTATTAAAGAAGTTGAAAAGATTGTTGAAGTGGAAAAAATAGTTGAGGCACCTATAGTACAAAGAGAACCTTTAATTATTAGTGTTGATAAAAGTTGGGAACATTTATCTGATGATGATTTATTTGAAGATGGTGAATATTACATGAGAAGTAATGGGACAGGTGATGAGTCAACAACTACGACAACAACTAATGATGGTGTTAAGAGACTAGTTTATAAAAAGAATGATGAATGAGGATGATATCATAAAATTTGGGGACTTCAATTACGAAGGTGAGGAAAAAGTAAAAACTCAAATAATTTTATCTCACACTTCAAGAGTTGCGGTGGACTATATTAATGGTCTAAAGTATCGTTATGGGAAAAAATATAACAAAGTACCAAACTACATAGTTACCCGTGATGGTAAGATTATAGAACTATTGGAACCAAAGAAATACTCCAAATATATAAAGGATGAAAACATATCTAAGAAGTCAATAATAGTTTCTTTAGAAAATTTAGGTTGGTTAGAAAAAGAACCATTAAAAAATAGATACATTAACTGGATTGGTAATATTTATAATGGAAAGGCTTTTGAACGTAAGTGGAGGGATTATTTTTTATGGCAACCATATACCCAAGTTCAAATTGATAGTACCGTACTAATATGTAAAAAACTAATGGAAGAATTTAACATTAGTAAAAAATGTGTGGGACATAACACTAAAGTAAATGGTGTAAATCAATTTGACGGTATTGTTACCAGAAGTAATTACACCACAGATGTTACGGATCTAAGTCCGGCATTTGATTTTGATTATTTTAAAAAAAATATAGAAGATGAATAGACACGATGAAATAAAAAATTTAATAGAGGCATCTAAAAAGTTATTAAATAAAAATTTGATAACTGAAGATATTAACCATATCCGAAAAAATCACGGATTAATATTGGAACAGGGTGAGGATGGACCAACTGAGGATCAACCTAAAGACTATGAAACTGCGGAAGATGGAATGGGGGATAAAGAAGAACAGGATGTTGTAAAAACCGACAAGTCAAAGGGTTATAGAATATCAGGTGGTATTATCGTTATTCACGGTAAAGATAAATCTGATTTACAATTAACATCAGACGATAAAAAGGCGTTCCAAGATACTATGGACGAGTTTGTTACTGAGGTTTCTGAGATTGTAGATTTCAATAAATTAAATTTATATCCCAACAATGTTGAGTGGTCAGGTAAAGTGACTGAATTAGACGTTGAGTTTTTCTATTCAATTGGTGAAACTAACGGTATATATATTAACGGTACAATGACTAAGATTGATGACGATTATTTGGAGTTTTTAAATAAGTTGAAACAATACTATGAAAAATTCAAATCTAAATGGTCTAAAGTAATTGCTGCAAGAAAGAAAACCCCGGAATCATGAGAAAGTTTATAAATGATAATTTTAAATATGTTTTAGTTGTTGTAGCAGCTATAGTAATATATTTTTTAATACTGAATCTAACAAAACCATCAAATGGAATGACAGAAGAAGATCTAAAAAAAATAGAACAAATAGATAAAGACATTAACTTGTTAATTGAAAATCAAAAGAAATTAGATGAATCAATTAACGAATATAAAAATGAAATTAAAAAAATTGATTCAACAATATCTAACATTAGGATAAAAAAGGAAGTTGTTAATAACTACTATGAACAAAAAGGGAAAGAGATTAAAGACGCTAATGTAAAACAAGTTGATAGTTTATTAAGATCAAGATACAATTTTTAATTATGAAAAATATAATAACAATATTATTTCTTTTGGTGTCAATGACATCATTTGGTCAACTTACAAAAGTTGATACAACTGAAATATGTTTACCATATAGTGTTGGTAAACAAATCATGTTGGACCTTAATAGATTAGATTCAACAACTGCAATACTTAAATTAACTGAAGTAGAAGTTATTGAATTAAATAAAAAAATAGGATTCCAACAAGGAATTATTGTCAACTTAGAAGATAAGGTTAAGATCGGAGATACTATAGTTCAGAAAACAAATGAGAAATTTGATATTGTTGACAGAATAAATAAAGATTTAATTGTTGAGAATAAAAAATTAAAGAGAAAGAATGTAATTATAGAAATAGTCTCAGGTTTTTTAATTGGGGCATTAACATATGAAGTAATCACACACTAATGGCATTAACACAGACAGAAAAAAAAGAGATTGAAGTTTTAATTAGAAAAGAGATAAAAGATTTCTTAGGGTCTACCACTGCCAAACAATTTGAGGATAAACTTATTCAACAGGTCTCTAAAGACATAAAAAGAGGTAAACTAGAAGGTGATATCAAAGATATTGTTGTAAAATCATTCAGAGAATTTTTTACAATGATGTTCCATCAAAGAAGTTTCTGGGAGTCAAAATTTAGGAGTTCATAATGGAAGATATAACCGCAAAAATTAGAGACATAGTATCATCTCAAATGTCAGGTAATCCTGATGCGAGAAACGAGACACTAAAAGGGCTTAAAGATGTTAAAGAAAGTGATGATAGTGAAAAACGATCAGTCCCCCAAGATTACTTAAAGGATCCAAATGGGTTAAAGTTAGTTTTTGAATTGGCAAAACAAAAAAAAACTAATAAGTTAACAATAAGAAAGGAAATTAAAAAACTATTAAAAAACCCTGAAGAAATTAACGACTTCTTAAATTCAATACTTTCATTTGTTAAATCAAAAAAAGGTAACGATAAGGAAGAAACAAAAGAGATGACAGGATCAGGTAGTGCCGGTGGTTATTCCGCTCCATTATTTGGTAATGAAATGAAAGAAAGCGTCTGTAAGATTTGTGGTATGAAAAACTGTAAATGTAAAGACAAAAAACATGGTAATGTACCAAGAAGAACGGAAACAAAAGAAGCCACAGGATCGGCATCATCAGGTCAATATTCGGGTCCCTCGATATGGGCAAAGTCAACTAAGAAAAAAGATTGGGGACCAAGTCGTAAAACACAATTACCTGGAGGTAAATTCGTCCAAGTTAAGAAAAAATGTAAAAAGTTTCCTTACTGCAATCAGGGGGATATTAACGCACTTAGAATCTTTGAAAACGAGACTCTTTCAAAAGTAATAAACGATTTATCAGATAGATACCAAATTCACGAAGATTTCATAAAAGAAATAATCTTCAATGAAATGTCAAAAAGGAATTTAATGTGATATTTATTAAATAAAAATAACTATGAACAATTATTTAAAATACAAAGCCAAAAAACTTATTAACGAAACTTTAGAAAAAAAGGCTAATGAAGTTATGGAGAAACTAAAATTTAACAAACCTGGTAGTTCTTTTGATTACGTTGAAGAAGAAGAAATGTGCGAATCATGTGGTGGAGAAATGAGAGAAGGTGAAATGTACGAAGGTGAAACTTGTGAATCATGTGGTGGAGAAATGACAGAAGGTGAATGTATGGAATGTAGTAATATGTATGAAGGAGAAGTAATGGAAAAATTATACGGTAACCAAAAAAGAATTGATAAGAACCACAATAATAAGATTGATAGAGAAGACTTCAAAATGTTAAGAGGTAAAAAAGAAGACGTTAATGAAAATGTATTCTATGAGTTAACAACTGATGTAAATGGTAAGAGAGAAAAACTTTTATTTACTGAAGGTCAATTTGAAGAAATTATTGAAAACATTGTTTTAAAAGAAGAAGGTAAATTTAATAAAGGTAAAACACCAGCAGGATATGCTGAATATGAGAGATCTGTTAAAAAATCAAAAAAAGAAGGTGATGACTATATGAAAGATCTATCTGAAAAAATGAAAGATTATTTAAAAGACGGATCTAAAGGTAAATATGAAATGTCACCTAAACATTTCCCAAAAGGAAATGGTGAATTGGAAAAGATGGATAAAAAGGCTTATGTTGCTTCAGGAGCAATTGAAGATTATATTGATAACTTCACTGCGGCTGGTTTAGAGAACTTAGATTACGATGAAATCCATCCTGATGAAGATTGGGTGACTGATAA